GTCCTGAAGGACCACAAGGACCGGAAGGTCCTGAAGGACCAAAGGGGGACACAGGTTCTCAAGGTCCAAAGGGTGATACAGGTTCTCAAGGTCCACAAGGAGTTAAGGGCGACACAGGAGCAACAGGTCCTGAGGGACCGGAAGGTCCTCAGGGTAAGACCGGTGACACAGGTGCTACGGGTCCTATCGGACCTCAAGGTCCGGCAGGTGCAAAAGGCGATAAAGGAGACACGGGTGCTACGGGACCTCAAGGTCCAAAAGGAGATACAGGTGCAGTAGGACCGGAAGGACCGGAGGGTCCACAAGGTCCGAAAGGGGACACAGGAGATACAGGTGCTACAGGACCTCAAGGTGCAAAAGGAGATACCGGAAGTACCGGACCGGAGGGACCAAAAGGTCCTCAAGGTGATAAAGGAGACACGGGTGCTACAGGTCCTCAGGGACCCAAAGGAGATACAGGAAGTACCGGACCTGAAGGACCCAAAGGAGATACAGGAAACACCGGACCACAAGGACCGGAGGGACCTGAAGGACCTCAGGGTAAAACAGGAGATACGGGTGCACAGGGTCCGAAAGGAGATACGGGTGCAGTAGGACCTGAGGGACCTCAGGGTCCTAAGGGTGATACCGGTTCGCAAGGACCTAAGGGTGATACCGGAAGTACGGGAGCAACGGGACCTCAAGGACCTGAAGGACCGGAAGGACCACAAGGTAAAACAGGAGACACCGGTGGTGTTGGACCACAAGGACCAAAGGGAGATACAGGTAGTACCGGAGGTGTTGGTCCTGAAGGACCTCAAGGACCAAAGGGAGATACAGGGTCAACAGGAGGTGTTGGACCACAAGGACCTAAAGGTGACCAAGGAGATGAGGGACCTAAAGGGGATACAGGCTCACAAGGAGTAAAAGGGGATACAGGAAGTACAGGACCTACAGGTCCTACAGGTCCACAGGGACCTGAGGGACCACAGGGAAAAACCGGGGATACCGGAGCAACAGGTCCTACAGGTCCACAGGGACCTGAGGGACCACAAGGTAAACAAGGTAATACCGGGTCAACGGGACCACAAGGACCACAGGGACCACAAGGTCCACAAGGTCCTGCAGGTGCGTCTGGTGGTGGAGATATTTTTCTAAATGGAAGTGCAACAACAATATCAAGTCAAGAGTTTTTTACTAATGGTAAAACTCCATACCTTATGATTACCTTTGAAGATGGAAGCACTACTTGTATACTGCTAACCCGATGTGAATTCTAATAGCATTGTGCAGATGATAATGTAAATGAAAATTTACTATCTTTGTGATTATATAAATCTTAATTAAATTTTATTAAAATGGCAAAAAAGAAATTGACAAAAGAAGAATTGACATCAGTACAAACAATGCTGAATGCTTTTAATCAATTAAAAATGCAACTAGGTGATACTGAATTGCAGAAAGCTTCAATCATTAAACAGATTGAAACACTTAAAAAAGATTACGCTAATATTGAAAAAAAATTAGCAGACAAATATGGAGCCGATGTTTCTGTAGATGTTAAATCGGGAGAGATTAAAAAGAAAGAACTAGAAAAAGTAGACTAATGGCAAGAATAAGTACTTACGCAATAGATGGAATACCAACGGTAAATGACAAAGTAATTGGCACAAACGTAGATGATGCCGATATTACAATGAATTATACCATTGGGGACATCATAGCGTTGGTACCCGGAGGTTCAAGTTCTGTACAATCTTTAAACGGATTAACAGGAATTATTAATTTAGTTGGTGCAGGTGGCATTAGTATTAGTGCAGACCCTAACACTAATGAAATAACTATTACTGATTCAGGTAAAGGTTTTCTTACAAAGTTTGATGTAACAGGTAATTCAGGTTTAACTGAGTCTATAACTGAATCTCAAGACCAATTAACATTTAAGTCTAATGATTTAGTTATACAAGGAAGTACCCCCGGTACTTTTGAGTTTAATTTGAATAGTCAAGGTGTATCAGGTTCTTATACGAATGCTGATATAACTGTTAATGACCAAGGTATTATTACTGCAGCTTCCAATGGAAGTGGTGGTGGTGGTGGTACTCCGGGAGGTATTGATACTTCTGTTCAGTATAATAACGGTGGTGCTTTTGATGGTAATCAATATAACACTTATGTATTAGGTGGTACTTTTTCAGAACATACACTTGGTGGAAAAGAGAAAGCCGGTCAGGTAACTCTTGATACTTATGGTATAGGTGATGCCATTAATTATGGTAATGCAGCACTAGAACACAGAGGAGGAAACTATGTACACTTAGCAGGTTCTACTGAGGCAGGTGCAGGTGATGATTATTATATACACTTTCCAACAAAGCAAGGTGGAGCACAACAAATTTTAGAAACTGATGGTAATGGTCAATTAAATTGGATACCAACCCCAACAGGTGGTGGCAGTAATGACAAATTCAAATATGATGCAGCAGATACTCAAGCAGGATATTGGAGTGATAAAGTAACAATAGGTTCAGGTTTATCAGCTTCAGTCAATACTGATGCACAGGGTATTAAAACAATAACTATAAGTGCTCAATCAGTTAATACAGTAAATAGTATTAAAGTAGGTAATACTACAGAATCAGGACTCTTTGAGTTTACAGGTTCAGGTGTGACTATGGATACTACTACTACTCCAACTACTATTAATTTTGCAGGAGGAGGAGGAGGTACTCCGGGAGGCTCTAATGGTCAAATACAATTTAATGACAATGGTGCTTTCAATGGAGATACAAATTTAAATTGGGACACCTCAAGTAATATTTTAACAGTTGGAAAAGAAACTGCTCCTACTAATCAAGAAGGTATTATTTACGTTAAAGGTAACGGAAGTACAGAAGGTGGTAAAGTTAAATTACAAACAGGAGCCGGAAAAGGTTCTCCTGTAGATATAATTTTACAAGCACCGGCTTCAGGAGGTGCACAAACAATTACATTACCCGATACTTTACCAACTCTTCAATCTCAAGTACTAGCAGTCAAAAGCATTAGTGGCTCTGAAGTTGCAACACAATGGGAAGTTTCTTCAGGAGGTGGAGGAGTAACTCAAATTGTTCCGGGAACAAATGTAAGTATTAGTCCCCCTTCAGGTTTAGGTGCAGTTACAGTTAACAGTACACCTTTCCAAATGAACAAGGTTATTGAAGATGCAGAAAACAATAATCAAGCAATTAGTCCCGGTGCATCAACAGTAATACTTTTTGGTAAAGGACAAACAACTCCTGAAGTAACTATTAGTAACGGAGGTGATATTACATTTAATACTCCCGGAAAGTTCATTGTTAATATAGGTGTTAATATTGCTAATCAAGATATTACAACTCAATATGCTGCATTTACGGCAACATTGGGAGGAGTTCCTTATTTGCAAACTTGGATTCAACAAGTATCTGATACAGTAGCTTCAGGTTGGGAAGTTAGTTTTCCTTTAGAAACTACAATTGATAATGTTAGAATGCAGTTACTTGCAACAATGTCTAATCTTCAAGCACAAGCAACAACAACAGTAACAGGTGTGGGAACTATGCCTGATGCACCAAGTTCGTGGATTGCTATTCATAAATTATCGTAATGGATATTAGAAAGATTTCAATAGGTCCTGATTACAAATCAGGTGCAATGCATTATATTGTAGGTCAACCCGTTCTTAATGGTAACTATCATATACATCTTATTAAGTATATAGAAGAAAAAGATTCTATATTAATATATATTATTAGTGAAGATGAGATAATGGTTTGGAAAGAGTTTACATCTTCTATGCCCGTATCAATTGAGTATAACATAAATTTTCTATAGAAAAGAAATGAGTATTCAAGAAAGAGCAGAGTTAACTTCTGAGTTGGCACTTATAAATAAAGAACTGCAAGACGAAAGTTTGTCTTGGGAAAAAAGTCTTGAACTAAGGGATGCTGCTCACAATATTGAAATGAAATTAAATGGAGTCAAACCAACCGATTCTCATATAGATTGTATTGGTTGTGGCTCATAAATTAAATTATGAAATCACCTTTTTCTTTTATTGTAAAACCTTTAAAAGGTAAACGATACAACAATACAAAAAAAATTTCCGGATTAGATATAATCATAAGCACATCACAGGAAGATTTTAGATTCTCAAATAGAGAAGCTATTGTAATAGAACTCCCCCTAGGATATAAAGGTCCAATACAGGTGGGAGATATTTTGTTAGTACATCATAATGTTTTTAAATATTATAATGATATGAAGGGAATGCAAAGAAGTGGTAAGAGTTATTTTAAAGATGATTTATTTTTTGTAGAGGAAGACCAATATTATATGTATAAAAGAAATGATGAATGGCATTCATATGGAAGATTTTGTTTTGTAAAACCTGCACCTGTAGAAGATTCTTATATTTACAAACCACTTAGTGAAGAACCTTTAGTAGGTATTATGGAATATCCAAATGAATATTTAAAATCAAAAGGGGTTACAAGAGGAGATAAAGTGTGTTACAAACCCAACAGTGAATATGAGTTTACTGTAGATGATAGTAAGATGTATAGAATGTTTGACCATCAAATAACTATGGTACTATGAATATTTCTATATACAATGACGTTATAAAAGATGTAGATTCTTATGTAGAAGAAATACATCAAATAGGTTTTGAGGATGTGCAAATAGGGGAAGATTTATTTAAAAGTGTAATGAGTAGAAGTGTAGATAAGTTGGTTATGTTTTTGCATAAGCATTACCCAATGTACTCTGCAGCTTTGAATTTTGTAAGACGTTCACCACTTAATCAAGAAGAACCTAATTGGATTCATACTGATGAAATGATGGGGGACCTTACTGCTATACTTTATTTAAATAAAGAGCATCCTGAAAAAGCAGGAACTACCTTGTATTACAAAGGAGAAAAAATGTGTATATTAAGGTCGAGATATAATAGGTTGGTTGTTTTTCCATCTCACTTATATCATTCTCGAAATATTTACGAAAACTTTGGACACGAAATAAAAGCTAGATTAATACAAGTTTGTTTTTTAAAAAAGTTAAATAATGAGTAGAGAATGGGATTGGATGTATTTCAATGATGAATGGAATGAGCACGATGGTTCACCTATTCCTGTTAGAAAATCAAAAAGAATTAAAAATGAAATCAAAAGAAATAAAATTAAAGATAATAGAAGCAGGTCACAGAGCAGTGGAACAACTGATAAAGGTGGCAAAGGAAGCGATTATTAAGCACGACCCGGAAGATGATTTATCTGCCGATAGATTAAAGAATGCAGCAGCTACAAAGAAGTTAGCAATCTTTGATGCGTTTGAAATATTAAATAGAATTGAAGCTGAGAAAGAGGCTATTGATTCTTTAGAAAAAGGAGTAAACAAAACTGATACTAAACAAGGATTTGCAGAACGAAGGTCTAAATAACTTATATACGGTAATTGAAGGTGTAGTACCAAAAAATGTTTTAACGTCTAAAAACAAGGCTAAAACGTGGAAATACGGCTATGATTCAAAGTATAACTTTGTTGTAATATCTAAGAACGGTCAGATAGGTAATATAATTAATATTAGTGGATTAAGAATTGCCTTACCACTTGAGCCTAAAAAGTGTCTTCAAAGACACTCAAAAAAAGAAGAACAATATTGGGAACGTGAGGAGTTACCTAAAGCGTTATCAAAAATTCAATCTATATTTCAATGGAATGAAATGACTTCTGAATTTAAGAACAGGTGGGTAGATTATATTGAAGAAGAGTTTGATAGAAGGGAACAAGGGTTATGGTTTATGTCCAACGGTATTCCTACTTATATAACAGGAGCACACTATATGTATCTACAATGGACAAGTATTGACATTGGATATCCTGATTTTAGAGAAGCAAACAGAATACTGTTTTTATATTGGGAAGCTTGTAAAGCTGACACAAGAAGTTTTGGAATGATTTATCTAAAGATAAGACGTTCAGGTTTTTCTTTTATGTCATCTTCTGAGTGCGTAAACACAGGAACTTTAGCTAAAGATTCTAGAGTTGGCATACTATCCAAAACAGGTTCAGATGCTAAAAAAATGTTTACTGATAAGGTTGTTCCAATCAATAGTAGATTGCCATTCTTTTTCAAACCTATTATGGATGGTATGGATAAACCTAAAACAGAATTAGCTTTTAGGATTCCGGCTGCCAAGATTACTAAAAAAAATATGTATGATACAACTGATGATGAGTTGTATGGATTAGATACTACGATTGATTGGAAGAACACAGATGACAACTCTTATGACGGGGAAAAACTTTTATTGTTAGTACACGATGAGAGTGGTAAATGGATTAAGCCAAATAATATCTTAAACAATTGGAGAGTAACTAAAACTTGTTTAAGACTTGGTAGTAAAATTATAGGTAAATGTATGATGGGTTCCACATCTAATGCATTAGAAAAAGGTGGTGGTAATTTTAAAAATTTATATACTGATTCAGATGTAACAAAACGAAATGCAAACGGTCAAACTAAAAGTGGATTATATAGTTTGTTTATTCCTATGGAATGGAATATGGAAGGGTTTATTGATAGATATGGTATGCCGGTTTTAGAAAATCCTGAAAAAGAAATGATAGGTATTGATAATGAAATAATTTATCAAGGTGCAGTAAACTATTGGAAAAATGAAGTTGAGTCTTTAAAGAATGATGCTGATGCATTAAATGAATTTTACCGACAGTTTCCAAGAACTGAATCACACGCATTTAGAGATGAAAGTAAACAGTCATTATTTAATCTAACTAGAATATATCAACAAATAGATTATAATGATTCTATTATTATGGACCATCACGTTACAAGAGGTTCATTAAGTTGGAAGAATGGAATAAAAGATAGTGAAGTAATTTTTTCTCCAAATAATAGAGGAAGGTTTTTAGTGTCTTGGACACCTGCCAAACAATTGCAAAATAAAATAACTATTAAAAGAGGAATCAAACATCCGGGTAATGAGCATATAGGTGCATTCGGATGTGACAGTTATGATATATCAGGTGTAGTTGGAGGTGGAGGTTCTAATGGTGCATTACACGGAAAGACAAAATTTAATATGGATGAAGCACCAAGTAATGAATTTTTTTTAGAGTATATAGCAAGACCACAAACTGCTGAGTTATTTTTTGAAGATGTTCTTATGGCTTGTGTGTTTTATGGTATGCCAATATTAATAGAGAATAACAAACCTAGATTATTATACCATTTTAAAAACAGAGGATATAGAGGTTTTTGTATGAATAGACCTGATAAGATTTATACTAAACTTTCTAAGACTGAAAAAGAGTTAGGTGGTATACCTAATTCAAGTGAAGATGTTAAACAAGCACACGCTTCTGCTATTGAATCTTATATTGAAAATCATATAGGAATGAAGGACAATATGGAGATGGGAGATATGGTGTTTACAAGAACTTTAGAAGATTGGGCAAAGTTTGATATTAGTAACAGAACTAAGTTTGATGCTTCTATAAGTTCGGGTTTAGCTATAATGGCTACACAAAAACACCTTTATTTACCTGAACAAAAACTTTCAAAAATAAAAGTTAACTTTGCAAGGTATAGTAACAAGGGCAAATATAGTGAAATAATTAGATGAAAAAAGTAAATATAAACATATCATCTGCAGGGTTTCCTAGTCAATTTGTATCAGATGCTGAAAAAGCTACTGACGAGTTTGGTTTAGAAATTGGTCAAGCTATTCAATATGAGTGGTTCAAAAAAGATGGAAATAGTTGCAGATACTATAGTCAATGGAGAGACTTTCATAGACTTAAATTATACGCAAGAGGAGAGCAAGGAACGGGTAAGTATAAAAATGAATTAGCTATAGACGGAGATTTGTCTTATCTAAATTTAGATTGGACCCCTGTACCTATCCTACCAAAATTTGTTGACATCGTAGTCAACGGTATGCAAGACAGAGAGTTTAAGGTATTAGCTTATGCTCAAGATGCTATGTCTCAATCTAAAAGAAGTAAGTATCAACAAATGATTGAAGGGCAGATGGTTGCTAAACCAATGCTAGAAACTATACAAGAGAAGACAGGAGTTAATCCTTTCACTGTAAGTCCCGATGATTTACCGACTACTGATGAAGAACTAAAGTTGTATATGCAACTAAACTATAAACCTGCTATTGAAATTGCAGAAGAAGAAGCTATTAATACTTTATTTGAAACCAACAAATATGTTGATATAAGAAAACAGTTAGATTATGATATGACTGTTTTAGGTATTGCTTGTGCTAAACACGAGTTTCAACCCGGAGATGGTGTAAACATAAAATATGTTGACCCTGCCAATATTGTTTATAGCTATACAGAAGACCCACATTTTAAAGATTGTTTTTATTGGGGTGAAATTAAAACTGTTCCGATAACAGAACTAGTAAAAATTGACCCTACTTTAACTAATTCAGATTTAGAAGAAATATCTCAATACTCTCAAAGTTGGTTTAATTATTTTAATGTTGCTCAGTTTTATGAGAACGACATCTTTTATAAAGACACTGCTACATTAATGTACTTTAATTATAAGACTACTAAAAAAGTAACTTATAAAAGAAAAGTAAAAGATAATGGGAATGTAAGTATGATTGAAAAAGATGATACATTCAATCCACCTCAAGAGATGCAAGAAGAGGGTAACTTTGAAAAAGTTCAAAAAACAATTGATGTATGGTATGAGGGTGTAATGGTTATGGGTACTAACATAATGCTTCAGTGGAAGCTTATGGAGAATATGGTAAGACCACAATCAGCTACACAACACGCTATGCCAAATTATGTAGCAGTTGCACCTAGAATGTATAAAGGTGTAATTGAATCTTTGGTTAGAAGAATGATTCCATTCGCAGACCTAATACAAATAACACATTTAAAATTACAACAAGTAATATCAAGAGTTGTACCTGATGGTGTCTTTATTGATGCTGATGGATTAAATGAAGTGGATATCGGTACGGGTAATGCTTATAACCCTGAAGATGCTTTGAGATTATATTTTCAAACAGGTTCTGTTATAGGTAGAAGCTATACTCAAGAAGGCGATTACAATCAAGGTAAGATGCCTATAAAAGAATTAACCTCTAACTCAGGTGCTTCTAAAACACAAATGCTAATTGGTAACTACAATCATTACTTAAACCAAATTAGAACTGTTACAGGTTTAAATGAGGCTAGAGATGGTAGTTCACCTGACCCTAATTCATTAGTGGGTCTACAAAAATTAGCAGCTTTAAATTCTAATGTAGCAACTAGACATATACTTGATGGTAGTTTATACATATACAGAACTTTAGCTGAAGCTATAACTTATAGAGTTGGAGATATATTAGAATATTCAGACTTTAAAGAAGAGTTTATAAATCAAATTGGTAAATACAATGTAGCTATTCTAGAGGATATAAGTGATTTATATATTTATGACTTTGGTATTTTTATTGAACTATCTCCTGATGAGGAGCAAAAAGCACAACTAGAAGCTAATGTTCAAATGGCATTATCTAAGAACGATATAAACTTAGAAGATGCAATTGATATTCGTGAGATTAAAAATCTAAAACTTGCTAATCAACTTTTAAAAATGAAAAGAGTTGCTAAACAAGAAAGAGAAGAGAAGATGGCAATGCAACAACAAGCTATGCAATCTCAACAACAATTGAAATCTCAGGAGATGGCTGCTCAAACTGCAATGCAAAAAGTTCAAATGGAAACTCAAGCTAAGATGCAATATCGACAAGCAGACATAGCTTTTGAAATAGAAAAATTAAAAGCTGAAGCTGAATTGAAATCTAGACTAATGCAACAAGAGTTTGATTTGAATATGCAATTAAGACAAGCTGATGCCGAAGCACTTGGTTCTAGAGAGACTATGAAAGAAGATGCTAAGTCAAAAAGAATTAGTCAAGCTAACTCTGAGCAATCAAAAATGATTAATCAGAGAAAGAATAATTTGCCACCAATAAATTTTGAGTCAAACGAAGATAGTTTAGATGGTTTTGATTTGGCAGAATTTGAACCTAGATAAATGGTCTAAAAGACTAATAATTTTTGTGTAACTTTGTATATAATTAAATCTAATATAATATGGAAATAAAAGTAAGAGCAGTTGGTGCGACTGAAGAAAAGTCTGTGCAACAAGTAGAACAAGATTTGCTTGACAAGCACGAGCAAAAGCTTGAGGGCACTGAGTCCGAACAAAAAGATACTCCAAAAGTACAAGTACAAGAGGAGACAACTATAAAAGAAGAACCAAAAGCTGAAGAGCAAAAGGTTAAAGAAGAAATTAAAACTACATCCTCTGAGTTAAAAGAGGAAGATGTTCTTAAATTTATTGGTAATAGATACGGAAAAGAGATTAAATCTCTTGATGAACTGACAGAACAGAGAGAGGAAAATCCTCTACCTGAAGATGTTTCAAAGTATCTACAGTTTAAAAAAGAAACAGGTCGAGGTTTCGATGATTTCGTAAAGCTTAATAAGGATTACGATGAAATGGATTCCGACCAACTTTTAAAAGAATATCTTACTGCAACTGAAAAAGGTTTAGATGCAGAGGATATTGAAGACTTAATGGATGAGTTTGCTTATGATGAAGATGTTGATGATGAGAAGCAAGTTAAGAAACTTAAGTTAAAAAAGAAAAAGACTATTGCTAAAGCAAGAGACTATTTCACTGAACAAAAGGAGAAATATAGTGTCCCTCTTGAGTCGAGTAGGGATTCTTCTCCTAGAGAAGATGAGGAAGAATATCAAGCTTATAGACAATATATAGCTGAAGCGAAGACAGTTAATGAACAGAATGCTCGTAAGGGCGAGATGTTCCAAAAGAAAACTGACGATGTGTTTAGTGAGTTCAAAGGTTTTGAGTTTACGTTAGAAGACAACAAAGTTTATTTTTCACCGGGGGATGCAGCAGAACTTAAAAAGTCTCAACTAAGTCCACAAAACTTTATTAATAAGTTTTTGGATGATGATGGTTTAATAAGCGATGCAGCAGGATACCACAGGTCACTAGCGATGGCGATGCATCCTAATAAGTTTGCGAAGTTTTTTTATGAGCAAGGGAAATCTGCATCAGCAGATGAAACTATGAAAAAGTTGAAAAATGTAAATATGTCAACTAGGAATGCTCCTGAAGTTACTAAGTCAAACAGTGGGTTGCAGATAAAGTCTTTAAGTCCTGACTCAGGTCGAGGTTTAAAGATTAGGAGTAAAAATAAATAAATGTTAAACTATTAAAAAGTAAATTATTATGAGTGTACAAAACGTACCCGGATTTGACTTACAACCAAGTGCACAAAGAGTGCCGTTGAAGTCGAACTACATATCTAACTTTGACTTTCTTAATCAGTATCTTCCTGATACTTATGAGAAGGAATTTGAAAGATATGGAAACAGAACAATCTCCTCATTCTTAAGAATGGTAGGAGCAGAAATGCCGTCTAACTCTGACCTTATCAAATGGGCAGAACAAGGAAGATTGCATACTAAATATGTAGACTGTTCTACTGCAGCATTAATCAATGACATTGAGTTTACAATTGCAGTGAACGATGCAGGTAACCCTGCTTTCGGTGCATCTAATTCTATTGCAATTAGAGTTGGACAAACTGTAATGGTATCTGATAATGCAGGTGGTGGTTCAGTAAAGTGTATTGTAGTAGAAGTAGATTATGCTAACAAAACTTTCAAAGTAGCAACTTATCCTGATACAGGTATTCCTGTTGCAGGTGCAGGTGCTAAGTTTACTGTATTCATTTATGGTTCTGAATTTAAAAAAGGAACTGAAGGAATGAAAAATTCTTTGGAAGCAGATGACTTTATCTTTGAAAATTCACCAATTATCATTAAAGATAAGTACGCAGTATCAGGTTCAGATATGGCTCAAATCGGTTGGGTAGAAATTACAACTGAGAACGGAGCAAACGGATACCTATGGTATCTAAAGTCTGAGCACGAAACAAGACTTAGATTCGATGATTACTTGGAAACTGCAATGATTGAAGCAGTACCGGCTGCAGCAGCAGGTGGTGTTGCTACACAAGTAACTGATGACCAAGTTGGTAACAAAGGTTCCGAAGGTATCTTCTATGTTGTAGAGCAAAGAGGTAACGTATGGGGTGGTGGAAATCCAACTACTCTTCCTGAGTGGGATACAGTTATTTCAAGACTTGACAAGCAAGGTGCTATTGAAGAGAACGTAGTTTTTGTTGATAGAGATTTCTCTTTTGACATTGACGATATGTTGGCTCAACAATCTAGCAATGCTGCAGGTGGTGTTTCTTATGGTCTATTTGACAATGAAAGAGAAATGGCATTGAACTTAGGATTCACAGGATTTAGAAGAGGTTACGACTTCTATAAGTCTGATTGGAAATATCTAAACGACCCAACAATGAGAGGTGGATTACCTACAGGTGCAGGGTCAGGTAGAGTTAATGGACTTTTAGTTCCTGCAGGTTCTACATCAGTATATGACCAAATCTTAGGTAAAAACGCTAAGAGACCTTTCTTACACGTTAGATACCGTGCTTCTGAAACAGAAGATAGAAGATATAAAACTTGGATTACAGGTTCTGCAGGTGGAGCAGAAACTTCTAGCTTAGATGCTATGGAGGTTCACTTCCTATCTGAAAGAGCAGTATGTACTTTAGGTGCTAATAACTTCTTCTTGTTCCAAGAGTAAGATTATTATATTGGGGGAGTGTCTTTGAAGACACTCCTCCTTTTTTTTAAACTTTAATTAAATTATAAATAAAATGGCGAAAGCAAAAACAAGTGTGTTTGTAGCTAAGAGTTACAAACTAACAAGAGGAGTAGCACCTCTTTCCTTTATGCTACCTGTGAGACACACAAAGAGATTTTCACTTTTACACTTTGATGAGAAAACCGGAACCAATAGAGAGTTACGTTATGCAAGAAATCAAAAGTCTTGTTTTGTAGATGAACAAGATAAAAATGCATTACTTGAACCAATTATTTTTGAAGATGGTTTCTTATACGTTCCAAAAGAAAATCAAGTATTACAAGAGTTCCTACACTATCATCCATTAAATGGTAGAAAGTTTGTACAAGTTGACAAAGCAAAAGATGCAGCAGAAGAGGTAGAAGACCTTATGGTTGAAGCTGATGCTTTAGTTGAAGCTAAGAAGCTTACTCTTGACCAACTTGAAAATGTATGTAGAGTATTGTTTGGTAAAGACGTAACTACTATGTCTACTGCAGAACTTAAAAGAGATGTATTAGTATATGCTAGAAGTAATCCTCAAGATTTCTTAGAAGTAATTAGTGACCCTGAATTAAAACTTATGGGTACGATTCAAAGATTCTTTGAAGAAGGATTATTGAAAACTAGAAAGAGTGGAAAAGAAGTATGGTTTAATACACCATCAAATAAAACCAAAATGCTTAACGTACCATTCGGTGCTGAAGCTTTAGATATGGTTGCACAATTTCTATCAGATGACGAAGGTCTTGAGATTTTAAAATACTTAGAATCTTTGTTAGATTAAACCCTATAATTGACCATAATTAAGAGACCTCTTCAAAAATGAAGGGGTCTTTTTTTTTCATTATCTTTGTAGAAAAGAAATACAGATGATAAATTCAGTAAGACAAACGGTGATGTCCGTACTGAACAAGAATAATTACGGGTATATATCCCCATCTGACTTTAACTTATTTGCAAAACAAGCACAGTTAGATTTATTTGAAAATTATTTTTATTCGTACAACTATCAAATTGTTAAGGAGAATGCAAGGCAGTCGGGTACTGAGTATGCTGATATAACAAAAGGTTTAGAAGAAGTTATAAATACTTTTTCTGAAACTAAATTTTTGTTTCATCAATATAGTAATAAGTTTTTTACCCCTAGTCCTACAACCACAGGAGATAGTTATTACCTCTTAAATAAAGTTTTAATATACACAAAGCAACTTGCTAGTGGTACTAACGATGTTATTCAGGTACAATCATTAGTTGATAATACGGCAACCTTTATATCAGATGGTGTTCAGGTAGGAGATATAGTTGTTAACTTATCATCTAACCCTGCAGAAGTAGGATATGTATCAGTAGTGGTAGCAGAAACTGAGTTAACATTAGTTGACGGTGATGGAAATCCTTTCGATACTTTCCTAAATCCACAAATGCAGTACTTGATATATTCAGTTAAACCTGTTAAAGAAGCAGAAAAGGTTACTAATAGTAAAATAACAATGCTAAACAATTCATTGTTAACTGCACCTAATTTAATGTTCCCTGCTTATAGTCAGCAAGAACCAACATTGTCTTTGTTTCCTGATTCTATAAATCAATTTGGAGCAGTAGAATGTCAATACATCAGATTTCCTAAAGTTCCTAAGTGGACTTATGTAGACCTAGTTAGTGGTGAACCTGCATTCAATCAATCAGCAAATGATTTTCAAGACTTTGAATTACCTAAAGATGACGAGCCAAATCTTGTCAATAAGATATTACAATATGCAGGTATGTCTATTAGAGAAATGTCAGCAGCACAATTTGGTGGAGCAGAGGAAGCTAAAAATATGCAAACAGAGAAATAATTATGAGTTATATAACACAATATCAATATTACGAGAATGGAGGTAATCCACCTGAGAATGCTAATTGGGGTTCATATCAATATGTTTCTTTGGAAGATATAGTTAACAATTTTATGTTAATGTATCAAGGTAATCACAGTCTTGTAAACAACGAAGAAAGGTATAAGATTTTATTCCACGCTAAACGAGCAATACAGGAATTAAATTATGATGCCTTTAAAGAAATTAAAATATTAGAACTTAGTGTGTGTGACACATTAAGATATGTGCTTCCATCTGACTATGTGAATTGGGTTAGAATATCTATGTATAGAGATGGATTACTTATGCCATTAACAGAAAACATTCAAACAAATTGGTCTTCAGCTTATTTGCAAGACAACGAATGTAGAATACTTTTTGATATAGATGGTAACGCAATATCTCCACAATTTTCAGATATTGATTATGATAGAATAAAAGGTCAAAAACAAAGTATCTATTTAAACCAAAACTCAGAATACTATGGTAGAGCAGGTTGGTGTGTTGATGGTGCTTGGTATTTTGAATACGGTATTGGAGCACGTTATGGATTGAATACAGAAACTGCCAATGCTAATCCCACTTTTAAAATAAACCCCAAAGGTGGTGTTATTAATTTTAGTTCAGGAATGGCAGATGAGTTGTGTATTCTTGAGTATGTATCAGATGGTATGGAGAATGGTGATGACAGTTTAGTTACTGTAAATAAACTATTTGAAAAATACATCTATGCTGCAGTAGAATTTGAAATATTAAGTTCTAAAGTTGGAGTACAAGAATACATTGTTGCACGTTCAAGAAAGAAGAGAGCAGCTTTACTTAGAAATGCAAAAATTAGAATTAGTAATATACATCCCGGAAGACTCTTAATGAATATGAGAGGTAGGGATAAGTGGTTAAAATAATATGGCAAATTTAACAAGGAACTTTACTCAGGGTAAAATGAATAAAATGGTTGATGAACGACTCATTACTAATGGGGAGTACGTTGATGCATTAAATGTTCGTATGGGTTCAACTGAAGGTGCTGAGATTGGAGTTATTGAAAACTCAAAAGGTAACCTTAGAGTAACAACTTTACAGTATGATGGAACTCCATTATCTAATCAAGCTAGATGTATAGGAGCATTTGAAGATGGAAGTAATGAGACTTTGTATTGGATGGTTCACGACCCAAACTTTGCTCCTAGTCCTACTCAAAAATTAGACCTTGTAGTTTCTTGGAATCAAAACAATAATATTGTAGTATACCATCTTATTAGTATGGATGATGGTGGTGGTGTTAATACCACCTTAAACTTTGATGAATTATATCTACATACAGGAATAGATTTAGTAGATAATAAACTTTTATTTTTTACAGATAATTTTAATCCACCAAGAAAAATTAATATACTAAAAAATTATGCTGACCCTGATGCTAATGGTTTAGATGGTTTCTTAGCTGAGGATATATTGGTAATTAAAAAGCCACCAATTCAGCCTCCTTCAATACAACTAATTCAAACAGGAAGTCAAGAAAATTTTTTAGAAGAAAGATTTATATGTTTTGCTTATAGATATAGGTATGATGATGACGAGTATTCAGCTACATCAATTTTTACTAACCCTGCTTTTTCACCGGGTACATTTTTATTTTCAGGAGAGAGTTACCTAAACGAAGGTATGACAAACCTGTACAATACTGCACTTGTTACTTTCAATACAGGTGGTTCATTAGTTAAAGGTATTGACTTGTTATTTAAAGAAGCTAATAGTCCTATAATTAAAGTTATTGAAAAGCTAGATAAAAGTAAACAAGGCTACACTGACTTTCAAAATGTAACTTATTCATTTACTAATAGTAAAATATTTACAATTTTATCAGAAGCTGAAATTTTAAGGCTATATGATAATGTCCCAAGGTTTGCTCAAGCACAAACTTTAATGGGTAATAGATTAATGTTTGGAAACTATGTTGAAGGATATGATTTAATTAATTATTTAGGTAATCCTGTAAGACTAGATTTTACAACAGAAAAAGTAATGGAATCTTTTGAAGCTATAAATATTGAAGCTGAACTAGATGATGCCAATTACACAATACAAGGGGTTGTAAATGTTAATGATGGTGTAGCAGAATTTGATTTTGGTGGTATTGATTTAGTTAGTGGTGCGACTGTAACATTGATAGTAGATTTTGAACACTCTCAATTTTCAGGTAATAACCCTCCTATAGAAACAAATGAAGAACAATCATTACAATTTACATTTGGTATAAACCAAGATTTTGGTTCTGTATTTGAATGGATTACTAATTCTCAAACTGTTGCACAAATAGGAACATCATTACCGGGAGGTAATATAGAGCCTATGGCAGACAGAGAGAATGGTTCAACTATGACAGATGCATATAATAGAATATGGAAAGCTGATTTAGATGGAACCCTATTTATATATAACAGTGGTATATCAGCCATTGAACAAGCTATTGAAGTATCAAGTATACCGGGGTCAAGTGTAGTTACATTTACATTCCCTGCAGTTCAATATGCTGATGATATAGCTACACCTACACAAATTGTTACTGAATATTTTAAAATACAAACTGCTGAAGCTGACTATAGTAAATTAGGTTCAGGAGAAAGCTTACACAGTAACAGAGGATATGAGATTGGTATTTTATATATGGATGAGTTTGGTCGTTCAACACCTGCATTAGTTAGTGAGTTTAATGCACAACAATTTTTATGTGATGATTCTGATACTGCAAACAGTATATATGTAGAAATACCTGAATCACAACTAGCACCTGTTTGGGCAACTAATTATAAGTTTGCAATTAAACCTGACAGAGAAAAGTATGATACTATTTTTTCAAGTATATTTTTTAACGACCCCGAAACACAAGAAACACACTTTCTATTAGAAGGAGAGAACTCTCAAAAAATTACAGAAGGTCAAAGGTTAATTGTAAAGAGAGATGCAGATGGTCCTACATCAGGATGTGTCTTTGCAACGGTGCTACAAAAAGAAGCACAACAAAAGGGATTTCTAGATATACCTTCTGAAGGTGGAGGTGGTGATGAAGATGGTAATATACCAATTCCTTCGGGAACGTATATGAAGATTAGACCAAATCAATTTAGTACTGAACAAGGGGAGAATGCTATTGTAGATTTTGGTTGTAAACAAACTACTAGAAAAAGTTCAGGTAGTTATCCTTTGGTCACATACCCTGTAAACCTAGAACAACCTGACCCAAATATAGCAGGTTCTTCGTATACTGATTATACTATACCTGCTAACTCAAGAATTGTTTTTGATATTAAAGTTGAAAGAAAAGGTTCGGGTAATAAGTGTGAAGGAAGAAGATGGGATTTTGAAAAGACACTTACATCTTCACAAGACTACGATAATTTTTATGATTGGTTTGAAGGTGACAATGTAGATGATGCTTTTGAAACATTAGGTATTCAGTCTATAGGTAATCCGGGTGATGGTTGTGATTTTACAGTTTCTTATGAAGGTATGCAAGGCTCACAGACTTTACCTGAAGATTTATGTGTTATATATTTTGGCTTCTATAGAAATGCTGCTACAAACCAATTAAAGCTTATGGGTAGAGGTACTAGAGCCTGTGGTAGTAGTAAAAAGAGAAGGTCTGTTATCCGTATGTGTATCACTGTGTTTAGAGCAGACAATACTTGTATTTTTGAAAGTGAGCCATTAGATGCTTCACCGGATATATGGTATGAAGGTCCTGAAACTTATCAAATCAATAACGGAACTAATAATTGTTTATATACAATTGAAAACGATGACATAAACGATGTGGTGTTTGACTATATAGATTTAGATGGACAACCACAACAGATACTTATTTTAGGTAAAGGAACGGCAGGGTCAGGAACTACAGTGACTTTTGTTGCTGAATGTGGTAGTGCACAACTGAACCCAACCACACCACCTGTTGACCCTACAGATATAAATGTTGGTCAAGTAAATTTAACACCGGGTCTGCACTTGGGTAATATTCAAGACCAAACTGATACTCAACCTGCTATCATTGATACTAAGTTTTTCAATTGCTATGCTTTTGGTAATGGTGTTGAAAGTTATAAGATTCGTGATAGTATTTTAGGAAAAGATTTTGAGTTAGGTAATAGAGTTACATCAACTCAAGCAATTGACTATAAAGAAGTGAGAAGATTTTCTGACATTACTTATAGTGGTATATTCAATGATGAGTCTAATGTAAACAAACTCAATGAGTTTAACTTTGGACTACTAAACTTTAAAGCTTTAGAAGAATCATTTGGACCAATACAAAAGTTATTTGCTAGAGAAACAGATGTGCTTACTTTACAAGAAGATAAAATATCTTATGTATTAGCAGGTAAAAACTTATTGTCCGATGCAGGAACAGGAAACCTACTACAATCAGTACCTGAAGTTTTAGGAACTCAAATAGCTAGAATTGAAGAGTTTGGTATTAGTCACAATCCTGAAAGCTTTGCACAGTGGGGTCCGGATAAATATTTTACAGATTCTAAAAGAGGTTCAGTTTTAAAATTAAGTGGAACAAGTTATCAAAACGACCAACTTGAAGTTGTTTCAAGTTATGGTATGAGAACTTGGTTCAGGGATTTATTTAACATAGAGTTTGAAACTCAGAAGCTAGGAGGTTTTGACCCTTATATGAATGAGTTTGTATTAACATCAAACCAACAAAAAGTTCCTGTTGATATACCTTGTACTGCTTGTGGAATAACTCAAGAAATTACAATCACACCAAATATTCCTTTTGATTCTTGTTTTGAAATGGGCAGTTCTATTGGACCATTAAAAGTTTCTTGGAGTTCTGTTACAACATCAGGTTTGTTTGATGTAGAAGTTACCTATGCAGGTAATACTCAAACTGCAACAAATCAATCAGGGGGTGGAGATATAACGGTTAATAAAAATAGTCAAAGTATAACTGAAGTTGAAGTAAAAATTACACCATTAGGTGGTAGTATTACTACTTTAGTTTTATCAGTTGAATGTCCTGATGCTAAAACTTTAACTGTAGTAGATGTAGTTTTAACAGGTGCTAATGAAGCATTTGAGGTTATACATACACAGAAAAGATTTTATGCTCCACCTTTTCCCGGTGGATATCAATCTCCTTTAACTACTACATTCGTTCAGTTTGATGATGGACAAACTAATCCTATTATTAGTTATTTCTCTTCTCAAACAGGAGAACAAGGTCAAGGGTCAATACCAAGCACAGGAGACCAACAGGATTTAGTATGGGCAAAATGGCAGAACGATACTGCAACTTGGGATAATAATACAAATAGTTTTAGATACCTAAGAACTAACGTAAACTATGCTCAAACATCACCTGCAATGCAGCAATTAATTTCTGCATCTACGGCAATGGCAACAGTAGAGGTTACACCGGGTGAATATTATAAAGGGAACTTTACAATTCCTGCAGGTAATGATGGAGATTTTTTATATTTAATTTGGGATTTAAGAAAACCAACAACAATTGATTTATGTTCAGGAGTAGATATACAAACTGCTTGTTGTTGTATACAAACACCATCGTAAAAATTTAATTATGGCAATATTTTATATAGACGGAACAACATTAAGCAATTCAAATGGCATTTATATGGATGCTGCTTTGACAACATTTGCTGCAGCATCATACTATTCAGACGGAGTTGTGGTTAGGCAACAAGTATGTACAGGTAATACTTGTGTTTTAAATCCTCCACAACCTTGTCCTACTTGTTATGAGCCTTGTGGTGGAAGTTTAAATGCAAGTGGTGCAGGTGGTATATTTAGACTTAATATTAGTCTTGGTGGAACTCCTACAGATGTTGGAGCCGTAATAATTAAATTCGACCCTCAAGGTGTACCTGATGGTATTGAGGTTCAGTTCAATGGAACTGCTTACAATAAAGTAAGTTCACCACAATTTGGTTGGTTACAAGCACAAAACGGAGGAGGTCAACCTGTTAGTGGAAGAACTTATCTTGGAAGTGCAGGTAGTGTAGGACAATGTGGAGGAGGTTTGCCAAACCAAATTGAAGGTACCTATCAGTTAAATGAAAATGAATATTTAGCAGGTGCTTTTACACCTACAGGAGCAACAATTCAAGAAGTTATTACCTCAGACAACGACCAATTGACTGCCGGTCAACCGGGTGATTGTGTTATGGTTATTCCAAAAACAACGGGTCAACCTGAATTATTAGAGGTTTCGGTTTATGCACCTTGTGGAGGAACACAATGGAGTATAGAAGTAGCTTGTCCTACAATGATTCCATCTATGTTAGGTGTTATGGCAACATCTCAAACCGGTGCGTGTAAAGGAAAGTTTAGTGATACTGAATTATATTATCACGTTCCGGTAAATGGTCAATCAACTCAAAACAATGTTAACTTACACGACTATCTTTTTACTGATGGTTTCGGACAAACTGAAGTATTTGACAACTACTATTTATGTCCCGGTGGTTTTGTGGTTCATACAACCAATGGTATTGTAGACCAAAAGTTTGATACTTGTAATACTATAACTCTTGAGGATTGTACTACAGGACAATTTTATACTATGAACGATAGGTTTAATGGAGCAAATGCAGTGGGAGATGTAATACAATATAAAAGAGTTAATTTTATTAACAACACTGTAGACCCACAGATTTATTGTGGTACTATAACTGCACTAGGAACAGGGACAGATGTTAATGCAATACAAGAAGGAGCAGTCAGTTATTCTTGTGGAGATACAACACACTGTCCATAAAAAAATAATATATGAGTAACGATGTAACAAAAGGAGAAAACTATACGTTAAGCTACGATGATGGAGTCAAAGGATTTCCTTCATTTTATTCGTACTATGCTGATTGGTTAATTGGTATGAATAACTATTTTTATACATTTCATCAGGGTAATATCTATCGTCATAATACTAATCCAATTAGAAATAGATACTATGGTGAAAACCATCCTTCAAAGTTGCAATCTGTTTTTAATGATATGCCATTAGAAAATAAGTTATTTAAAACTATAAACTTAGAGGGTGATGATAGTTGGGATACATTGTTACAAAGCGACCAACAAGATTCAGGATTTATTTGGGGAGGACAAAATACTATAGAAAATTGGTATGAAAAAAAGGAAGGTTCTTACTATGCTTTCTTAAGAAATGCAGGAAGTGTACCTGCTCAGATTGATGAATACGCTTTACGTTCTTTAAATGGTATTGCTACAAGTTCAAATATTCAAAATAATTTTCCTGTAGCAGGTTTAACTATTGTTAGTTTTCCTATATCTGTAGATATTGGTAGTATAATTTCTGTAGGTTCACCTGCAAATAATGATGGTGATATGTTATACTTTGGTAATCCTACACCACTTTTATTGGGTCAGGTTCAAGAAGTAAATGTAAATAAACCTTCCGGTATAAATCAAATTATTGTAGATAATACTATAGCCGGTGCACAAATACCACCTACAGGTACAGAATTTATATTGTACATTAAAAACTCTATTTCTGAATCTCACGGAATATTAGGTCATTATGCTTTATTCACTTTAGAGAACAGAAATACAGAGAAGGTTGAATTATTTGCAGTAGAAAGTGAAGTGATGAAATCATTTCCTTAATTTTAGTATCTTTGTTGTTGAATGGTATTTAATATTAGACCACTTGAATTAGACGATTATGACACCATTCTTGTGGATTGGTGGAAAGATTGGGGATGGACACCTCCAACTCGTGACTTCCTACCTGACAATGGTAAAGGAGGAATGATTGTTTTAGACGGTGATATTCCTGTATGTGCAGGTTATATATATCTAACTAACTCAGGTGTAGCTTGGGTTGATTGGATTATATCTAATAAAAAATATAGAAAAAAACCAAATCGCCAAAATGCAATTGGTTTACTTATTGAAACATTAACAAATTTGTGTACAAGGTCAGGAGCAAAATATAGTTATGCATTATTAAAGCACCCATCCTTAATAGATACTTATAAAAAACTAGGTTATACTGAAGGAGATTCGTACACAAAAGAAATGATAAAAGGATTATAATATGGCAGCATTAACAACAGTAGCAGCAGGAGTAGCCATAGCAGGTACAGTAACATCTGCCGGTATGTCTTTCTCCCAAGCATCTAAACAAAAAAAATTACAACAACAAGCAGAACGTGATGCTGATAAAGCAATGGCTGAAGCTAGAGGAAAGCTTGATGTAAATTACGCAGAACAAATGTCTATTAAGAAAGAGGCATACGATGCTGAAAGAGAGGCATTGTTAGTTCAAGGTGCAATGGCTACACAAGCAGGGGTAGAAAGTGAAAGAGGTTCAGCAGCTTCTGCAGGTAGAGTATACGCTGCACAACAAGCAGGTCAACAACAAGTAAGGTCAGCACAAGCAGATGAAATGACGAACATTGAAAATGCAATCATTGAAGAAGACTCAAGATTAAGAGATTTAGATGTAGCGTTAGATTTAGAAGAAGTAGCAGGTAATCAACAAAAAGCTGCTGATGCACAAAGAGCATCAGAGATGGCTAAACAACAGGGAATTGAATCTACAATTTCAGCAGTTGGTCAAGCAGCACAAATGGTTCCTTTATACCAACAAAATATGACTGCACAAAAAGGTGCAGTTGCTTCTATTGGAAACGACCCATCAAAGGGTGGTGTAGATATGGCTGCTTTTAACAAGAACACAGGTTTAGCAGACAATATGACTGACTTTAGTAATGTATCTAATTATTCAAACAGAGAGTTTAGACAGTTTAAAAAATCACTTAATCCTAATCAACAAAATATGTTGTTTCAAAATCAAAGCTATTTAAATAACTATCAGAATCCTATGAGTGTTTATCTTCCTCAACCAACTCTTACGGCAAACGGTAACTAAAAAATAAAGAATGGCAACAGCATATAAATACGTTGAAAGAAAAGCAGAAGACAATATTAATTGGGCAGAAGTTGGAAAGAATTTTTCCAATATGCTACAAGAAGAAGTTCGTGTTCGTGAGGAGAAAAAATCTTCAATAGATGCAGCTACAAGAGAATTTAATGAAATTCTAAACAATGTTCCTCAAGGAGAAAACAGAGAACTTAATGAATTTGCTTTAGGCTATGCCGACAAAGTTCAACAACAAATGTTGATGCAAGAACAGTTGTTAAAGTCAGGACAATTAAATCCAAAACAATATACCATAATGAGGCAAAACCTTACTGATGGTACTGACATTGGTTTTAATTTGATGCAAGATTATAATGACGAGTACTCTAAGAAAATGGAAATGATGAGAGCAGACTTACCTGTTGGTGAGCAACTTTCTGAAATTGATGTACAGATAATGGCTAACGCTGAAGGGTTTGCTAATTTTAATCAAGCTGAGTTAAATATTGACCCTAATACAGGTAGGGTTATGATGTCAAAAATGGTTAGAAATGCAGATGGTATTTTAGTTCCTGACCCAAATCAACTTGTTTCTGTAGCAAATCTTAGAAACAGAATAAAAACAAACATAACTAAGTTTGATGTAGTTGCTAATGCACAACAGTGGACAGATACCTTAGGTAAAGATGTGGTGTCAAAAGTAACAAGTATGGGTACTACATTATCTGCAGGTCAGATACAAAAAATATCAGACATTCGTAATAGAGATGGTGGTATAAATGAAATGAGTGATGCAGATAAACAAGCATTGGCACTTGAACTTGGTGTAGAGGTTGCTGACTTACAGGCATTCAGCACGTTCCAAGAAGCACAAACTAAATGGGCACAAAGTCAATTAGCAAGTGGAGATTTTTCAGGTGCATCCGTATTAATGGACTTTAATAAGTTTACTGAAGACGGGGAACAATATAAAACTACATTTGATAAGAGTGAAGTTTTTGATGCTAACGGTAAAAGAAAAGACGGAACTGAGCATATTATATTTTTAAAAGAAGAGAACGGTAGAGTTACCTCTGAACTTACAGATGTACAAAGAAACAACGCTGAAAGGTCTTTAATTACGCAGTCTAATATCCAATTAGATATTGAGAACACTGTGGATACTAAGCAAATGAAAAAAGAAGCTAGACCACCTACTCAAGATGAGAATGAGAGATTAGACAGGCTTAAGGTTCAAAAGAATGTTATGAGTAATGTTGCGAAGCTTTACTACGGTGATGATGCTCAAGTTGACGAAGCAGTTAAATATTTGAAATCTATTAATGGTAATATTACTGATATTGAAAGAGATGGACAAGGTGCGATAATTAGATTTAAAGATGGCACAACACAACCTATGGACTTTACCGGTACAGATGGTACTACATTAGGTCAACAAGGATGGGTAGAAGGTTCAGCTAATTTCTTCTTAGGTGAAGATGACAAGATTAAAGACATAAATGATGTGTCTAAAAAATCAGGAGTAGATTATAATAAACCATTTAACTCTACAAGTAGAGGATTTATTACAACTACAGAAGAAGAAACACAATCAATTCCTGAAGCATACGAAGCAGTAGTTGCAGAGGCTACTAAGGATGTTAAAGCTAACGAGGTATTTATTAGTACTGATGATGAAGCAGTACTTCCAAAAGTACAGTCATTAATTGCTCAAATACCGGGAGCACAAAAAGGTCTGCAGGTAGTTAATGATAGCAACACAAGAAATAGTTTACAAATACAAGATGCTGATGGTAAGGTTTTATATACGGTTCTAATGAGTGATGACAATTTTGACGAGGCTACGGCTATAGATGAGATAATTCAAGCAGTTTCTGCTACGGCTAGTCAAGATGATAAGTTGTTAGTTACACAAGGTAAGAGAGGTACAAGTACTAAAGCAAATAGAACTACCCTAAGAAGTAATAATACCAATACCCCACAAGGAGGTAACACAAGTGGTGGAGTTAACGGTGCAAATTATAATTAAGAAGGATGAACGAACAAGCATTTGACGATTTATATAAAGAGTTTGTAAACACAGGATACAGAGGCTCTAAAGCTGATTTCAAGGTTTTACTTCAAACAAACCCTAATGCTTTCAGTGACGGTTATGGTGCTTTTACTAGCACCGGTTATAAGGGTAGTGATGAAGATTTCGCAAAGCTGATGGGTGTAGTTAACCCATTAAAAAAAAAAGACCAACCTCAAGGAAGTATGGGTTTGTCTTCGGAAGATGGTTCTTCGGCATCATCAGAATTTGATGCAGAAACTTTCTTTGCTAACTACGACCCAAACAAAATAAACCCTCAAGATACTAGAGAAGACGGTTACAGAGACCCAATGAGTATGGGTATGTATCCAACTCAAGAGCAAATAGATAGAGGCATAAAACAAACATTTGCTGATGCTGAATACACAGACTCTATTATGAAGTCTGAGCAGCCTGATTTAGAAAGACAACAACAGATTGAGCAGTTAGCAGAGCAGCAACGACAAGAGTTAGATGCTGCTAAGTTAATTGGTATTCAATCAAGTGAAGTGTTTGCTTCTGATATTTCTAAGATTGATAAAAATCTTATAGCCAAAGCAGAAGAAGAGGTTGTTCCTTTTTTGAGAGACAACTTTGCTAAGTATGGTTTTGTGTTTGAAGAAACAGGAATAGGTGATGCAGTAATTGTTACTGCTCCTGATGGTAGCACTAGTGTTACTATTGACCTAGACCCTTTTACATCAGGCACTGAGATAGCTGAATCAAAAAGGCTGAAAAATTTTATTAAGAATAATTTATCTGCCGACCTTTCCGGTGAATCTAATATAACAGATAAAGTTACTCAATCTTTAAAAGCTAAAAATTTAAGAGAGGTAGGTAGAGAAAATGAAGACGGAACTATATCTACAGTTTTATTTGCATCGGGTGAAGTAGATGGCAAACAGGTAGTAGTACCAACACTATTTCCTATTGACCCTAACAAGTATACATCCAATTCTAGATATTGGGAAGAGTTGCCTTTTGAAGAGGCTTTAGCTAAAGCACAAGAACGAGGAGAAATATTTGAATTTGAAACTGAAGAAGAGGCACAGGCTTTTGCTGAAGGTTCTTGGAAAGAAGTTAACACTCACGATGCTGAAGCTAAACAATTTTTTCAAGAGAGAGGATTAAGTTATGACAAGGAAACAGACATAGTTCAAAGGTACGAGGAAAATAAATCCTTAATGGATTACTTAGAAAGAGGACCTCTTTTTAGGCTTAAAGATTTAGCACCTGAAGACCAAGAAAAATATGCTCAACTATATGTAAATGGTAAGCTTCGTCAAGATTATAAAGATATATATGATGAAACTTTAGCTATTCACGAAGAATTAAAAGACGATTATCTTAATGATGAATCCGAACTAGCAAGAGAAGATTTTGATTTATACTTAAATAAGAGATACCAAAGAGATATTGGTAATGCCATCCGTGTAAACAATGATGCAAGAATAGTACAAGATGAAATAGAAAAACAATCATTACTAAGTTATGGTGTAAAAGCTAATGACCTTAGAACTATTGTGCCAACAGACGAACAAGATGCGTTTAACATAAACAGACTACAAGAAAGATATGTTGTGGCTTTATCTGAATCTGAAAAAGCTGCTGATGTATATCAGAATGCCAAGCTTTATTATGATATGAAGCACGATAAGATGTCTCAGATGGAGTACTCAGAAAATTGGAATGGGTTTTTAGATGAATGGAATAACGGATTAAATAGAGGTAAGGCAGGTGATATTATATTAATGGCATCTATGTTCCCTGAACTATTAGGTGGATATGATTTAGATGACCCTGAGTCAACTAAAAAAGCTGCTAAAAAAATAGTAGATTATTTACAAGATAGGTCTAATACAAAATCAAGAGTATTGTCTAGATGGCAGAAAGCTAATGGTTTTGACGAGACTTGGGATGTTATATCTGATAATCCTTTTGAGTGGGCAACAACTTTGGCAGGTCAAAGTTTATCAATGATGCTACCTTATGGTTCTAAGATTATAGCTAGTTCAACGGCAGGTGGTGCAGCAGTAGGTAGTTTTGTTCCCGGTGCAGGTACTGCAGCAGGTGCAACGTGGGGATTTAGAACAGGGTTTGCAGCTACAAGTATAGCTATGGAATATACCAATGCAGTTATTGATGCTATAAGTAGTCAAGGTTATAATATTACAGACCCTGAATCAGTTGCAGCAGCATTATCAGATGAAAATGTTTGGGCAGAAGGAAAAGAACGTGGTTTAAAAAGAGGTGTTCCGATTGCAGTTGTAGATTTAATTACTGCAAAACTAGCAGGTAATCTTTTTAGAACAGGTTCGATTGCTAGTAGAGGTAAAAGAGTAGCAGCACTTACTGCAGAAAGATTAATAGCTGACCCTATTGGTGAAGGTACAGGAGAATATCTTGCACAAATGAATGTTGGTGATGATTTAAATTGGAAAGAAATTGTTGCTGAAATGGGGGGTGGTATTGGAAACAATACTTCTAATATGGCTATTAACTTAGCACTTGAAGTAAGAGCAAAAAATGATTTAGAGTTAGCAACCAACTTATCCAACATAAACTTTATGTCTAAAGAATTGTCAAGCGATTCAAAGATTTCTGCTTGGGCAAACAATATGGAAAAGCTTGGTAAGATTGATGCTCAAACAAATCAATCTATCCAAGAAAATGTAGGATATAGAAAGACTGCAAGAGAACTTTTAAAGACAGGAAAGTTTGGTCAAAGATTTAAAGGTAAAAATGCTTTGGCTTTAGAACAAAGAGTAATGACACTCCTTTCTGCTAAAAACGAATTGTCATCTTCACAAAATAGAAAAGAAGTTTTTGGACCAAAGATTAAAGAAATAAATACAGAGTTGTCAGAAATACTGACCACAAAAGAATTAAGAACACCTGAGCAACAAACACTGTTAGCAGGTACAGGTGTGCTATCTGTTCAAGAACAAGCTACAGGAACAGATTTGAGAGCAGGAAAACCTACCTACAAAATAAGAAAAGGATTTAGAGGAAAGCTTGGTCAGTTTACAGAGGTAAGCAAAGATGAGTTTGTAAAATATATAAATGGTTTAGACCCGAAAAATATAGGTAGACTAAATGCATCCATTGAAAATGATGATGAGGTTTCTCAAATGGTAGCAAACAAATTAGTTGAAGCTAAAGTTGCACCTGCACAAGCAGTTGCACAAGCAGCATCTGATGGAAATGTAACAGTAGAACAAGGTGAGGTTACTGAAACCACTACACCTACAACAGAAACTACAACACCTTCAGTAGAAACTCCTACTCAAATACAAGAACAAACTGCAGAAGATGGAGTGTCTTTGAAGACACTCGAAACTGAAGAAGCAGTTACCAATAATGATGCAGCAGTACAGGAAGTAACTGACCTAGAACAATCTCTTCAAGAAAAAGAATCAGGAACAAAACCTAAAGTAGATTTTAAATTAGAAACAACCAACGAAAACAACACAGATAATATTGGTCCTGATGAGATTGAAATTACTACAGAGATTAATGAAATAGAATCTCCAAACGTAGATACCACTGTAGAAAGCCAAGAAGGAACATCTAAGATTGATGTTGAAGAACTTAACACAAGAACAGATAATAATTTAAAAGTTACTAAGCTTGAAGTAATAAAAGGTCTTCCTACTATATTTAGTATTACAGACCAACTTACTACAGGTACAGTTGTTAATCCACAAACCAATACAACTATAGATAACCTAAAAGGTGCCATTGGTTTTAATGGAACTGTTGGTAATGAACAAGCAGCTTGGGCAAACGTCACGGAGAAAGAAGCACAGTCTATTGTAAATAAAGCAGACCAAGTATATCAAAATAATAAAAATTTATTTGATGAGTTTTGGGCAAAGAATCCTGAGATGAATGGTCTTGTTCCTATGAACATTGTGAAGATGGGAGAACAAGCTATGGTTTCTAATGAAGCAGTAATACGAGTCTTGTTAGATAATATGCAGAAGATTCCATTAAAGAATAGAAAGGCTGCAGTACCTGTATTAAAAGAAGCTATTCAAAAAAATATTGATTTCCTAGAAACTAAAGCAAAACCACCAAAAGACTTGGGTGAGTACAAACAATTATTAGAAACAATAGAAGAATTAAATCCAACTAGCGTAGACCAACTATTAGCTAATGATGTAATTCAAAAACTACCACTTCCTGTGCGTAGTCATTTAGTAAAGCTGATGACAACAAGTAAAGCTAACAAGCCTTTACAAAAGTCTAAAAGAACTAATCAAAAAGTTACACCTACAACTAAGGCAGTTCCAACTACACTATTAAAAGGACTACCTAATACCAATCTAATAAACATTAGTATGATTACAGATGTAGTTACTGACCCACAACTAAGGGATGTACCCGGTGGTAATGTTGTTTCTGTTGTTGGTGTAGATGTATTGAATCCCGGTATAGTAGAAACAACACACCCTAATTATAAGTATGGTGTGAGAGGAAGGTCAATTGGTATACTTGAAAATCCACAAAGAATGGAAACGGTATATCCAAAAGCTTATCAAAAAGTATTTGCCAAGCTTATTGAGAAAGAAGAAACAATTACACCGGAAAGCAAACCGAGTCAAATAAACACATTAAGAGCACAACAATTAGGTTTTGGTATTGGTATACCTTCATTTGATTATGTAGGTATTATATCTAATGAAAGTCCAAGCAATGTAGATAAACTAAACTCATTTATGAATATTGCATTTCCGGGTGTAGTAATTAATTCTGATACAGACACATTTAATAATATACTAGCATCAGATAATGTAAGAGTATATCTAAAAGGTGATGAGGTTGTTTATGGTGTTACTGTAGACGGGGATATTTATATTAACCCTGAGGTTCATAACTCTGAATCACAGTTGTTCAATACTGCAATTCACGAGATGGGTCACGTTTGGACCGACTACTTAAAAACTACTGAACAAGGTAGAAAGGTATATGAAAAAGGTGCAGAATTAGTGCAGGAAACTGACACCTTTAAAGAACAACTAAAAAGATTTGACGGGGATGTAGAGAAAGCTACTAACGAAGCAATGGCTATACTTATTGGTAACAAAGGTGAGACCATAGCTAACGCATCATTGAAAGCTAAGTTTCAAGAGTGGCTTCTTGGTATGTGGAATTATATCAAGAACAACTTTTCAACTAGGTCAGCCGACCTTAGTGCAGAGGAAATTCAAGACTTGTCACTTGACAAATTCTTAGGTGTAGCACTTGCTGATATTTTTGCAGGTCAAGAAATTAAGATGACCGACAAGCAAATGAAGATGCTAAAGAACCCTGATGCTGCTTTTAGCACAGGCTTGTCTATTGATAGTATTGTAGAACAAGGAAGAAGAGAAGGATTTAGTGATGAATCTATTAGAGTGGTACTAAAAAACAGAGGATTCAAACCAAAGGATATAACTAATGCACTAACAGTTCAACTTGATTTATTAAAACCTATGCCAAGAGAGTTTGGTAATGTTGAAGGTGGTGCCATTGTAGGTCAAAGATTATTTACTGAAACTAGAGATGCAGTAAATGCTTTTGCTATTCAAGGACCTAGAGGTGGTAAAGGTAAAACAGGTGTAAGGACTAAATCATTTGCCGAGATAAGACAGAAAGCATTAGACTTGCTTAGAGAAAACCCTATATATAAAGTACAACCTGAACAAACTCAACTTGAACTAGAGAATGCGTTTGATAGAGTACTTGGTATTAGAGCCAATCCAAATGTAAGAAGAGAAATAGCTGACATCAGAAACAACTTACGTCAGAGAAGAATCAGTGAAGATAATATTACTGATGCTCAACGTAGAATGAGAATGATTATAAGAAAACTTTTACCTAAGTCTAAAAATTATAATAACCGTTCAGTAAACAAACTTTTAAAAGTCGTTAACGAAACTAATCCTAAAAACTTTGATGGTAAAATATCAGAGGTTTTAACTGAAGTTGAAAAGCAAAGGGGTGTTATCAAGAATCAATTGATAGATAAGATAATTAATTTGGTTAAAAAGAAATCTAAAACAAAAAAGACTACATCAGGTAAGAGAAGGTCTTCAGGTTTAGATGCTGCAGGTCAGGCTTATTTTGCTGAAGTAAACAGAGTTTTAAAAGCAGTAAAAGAAAATAATACAGAAGCTTTAAGTGAACTTGAATCTACTGTAACTCCTAATGTTATGTCTGCAATAGAAACAAAGGTTGCGAATAATATAAATCTTACAACTAAAGAACAACAGTTAATTGACAGAAGACTTGCGTTGGATTCATTCGCTGATGTTCTTAGTATGGAACTAGAACAAGTGGAGGAATTATTTGAAGATGTAAAAACTACACGAGGTGAGTCCATTGCTAGACTAAATAACAGGAGAGAATTAAGAAGACAAAAAATTGAAGAACAAAAACAAAAGTTCCAAGAACAAATATCAAATGATTACTCAGAACTTTATGATGAGAATGGTAAACCTTTAGGCAAAAATGCACTAAGAAATAGAAGCCAAAGAATTAGAAAAGCGTTTAGTGAAGGTCTTTGGAAAGGAGTTAAAACTTTCCTTAACAATTTTATGGAAGACCAAAAGCTATCTTACAATGGTATCGCTAAGTTTTTACAAAATAACATAAGCCATCTTGGTTCAGTTACTAGACTGTTAGACAGAAACAGTGAGGGTATGTTTAGTGAAACCTTTTATAATAGATTAAATGATTTTGATGAAAACAATCTACAAGGTGTAAGACGTACTGAAAACAAAATGAATGCTATGACTGAATCTACTCACAATAAAACGTGGGAGAATTGGAAATACTCATTAGGCGAAGACACTGCAGAGTTTACGGCTATAGACACTAAGACAGGAAATGTATATACAGAAACTCTCAATGTAGACCAAGCGATGAGGTTGTACGCACTAAGTAAAAATGATGTGCAAAGAAAAAAGCTTGAAGACCAAGGGATTAATATGGATGCAGTCAAAGACTTTATCGGTCCTGAGAATGTAGAGTTGGTTGACCAAGTTGTAGATTTCTTAAGTAATAAATACTTTGAAGAAACTAATGAAGTTTATTCTCAAGTTAATGATGTAAACCTAGGATATGTAGAAAATTATTTTCCTACTAGAACTTTATCGAAGGGTGATATAACATCAGAGATGATTGGACAAGGACAGTTTGATAAAATATTTACTGCAGAATATTCACCTGCTTTAAAAGAAAGAACTGATTTGACAGGTGATGTTGAGATTGGCTTATCGTTTAGTGAGGTTATGGAAGACCACGTTAAGTCAATGGAGAAGTACAAGTCTTATGCTCTTGGAGTTAAAGAGATGAATGAAATATTAAAAGACGAACAGATTGCTACTCTATTAGAACAATCAGGTTTATCGTCACTCTTCAAACAAAATTTAAACTATGCTATAAATCCTGAGTCAGGTCCTGAAGTTTCAAATAACCTACTTACAAAACTACAAACTAGATTTACAGGTTTTGCATTAGCTTTCAAACTAATTCAAATTCCTAAACAGGCTTCATCTTTTGTACAGGCTTTTGAAAAGTATGATTCAGGATACAAGATGCCGGGAGCAGACTTGCTTACATTTATTAGAGACTATGCTGAAGTGATAATGACTCTACCAAAACAAATTAGAGAGGCTAGAGAAATGTCAGCTACATTTGATGCTCGTATCAAAAAAGGTTTAGAGGGAGATATATTTGGTCTTGAATCAGGTGGTAGAACATTCAAGAAAGCAAGAGCAAAGCAAACAAAAAGAGGTAGATTTACTAGGGGTGTTCAGAGAGCAGCAGGTTTTACTACAGTAGCAGGTGATATACTTGGTGTACTAGGATATAAGGCACTATATAATAGAGCCAAGAAAAATGGTATGACTGATGCTGAAGCTTTAAGATTATTCAATGAATACAATGCAACTCAACAGACAAGAAGAAGTACAGAGAAATCTCCTATCCAACAAAAGACAAGTTTTTATAATAGGTTCTTTACTATGTTCGGTAGTTCATTATACCTAATGATGAACAACGTAAGCCAATCAAGTAGAGCCGTTTTTAGTAGTATAGCTAAAGGCAAACCAAGTGAAATAAAAGCTTCTGATTTAAGAAAGTTTGTTCTAAACTATTCTGCAGCAAACGTAATGTTTACACTAGCATCTTATGCACCTGCTTTGTTACACGGAAAAAATGATGAGGAGAAAGACAGAGCAATGAAGGCATTAAGAGATGCTGCTTTAGGTCTTAACTTAATATATGGTATACCTTTAGTTGGTTCTGCTATGGAACAATTGGTTTCTAAAATTGAGGGTAGCAGAAAGCCTGTAAGCGATGGAGTTAATCCTCTTAGTTCTGTTATTAGAAAGATGGATAAGATGCATAAGAAAGTAGAAGAGGGTGGTACCGTGCTTAATTATGTACAACCAATATTTGAAATATCTTTAGGTATGCAACTCGATGCTCCTTTAGCATTGTTTAAAGCTTTAGGTGGAGACTTTAGTGAAGAAAATATGTATGACCTTACAGGTGTAAGTACATCATACAGACCGGGATATGGTATTAAGGAAAAGAAAAGTTCAAGTAAAGACAAGGGAATGTCTAAGTCGTTGTTAAGAGATATAGACCCTGACCTATACAAAGAAATGTATGGACCGGGTACTCCTGATTATGAGATAAGAAAAATGAAAAGAGAACTTAGAGAAGAATTAAAGAAGTAAGATATGCCATTTAAAAAAGTAGGTAAAAATAAAAATGTAAGTCCAAGTGGTAAAGTCTTTACTGATAAACAAGTAAAACTTTATTACGCTACTGATGGATTTAAAAAATCAAAGCTATCAAAGAGTCGAAGAAGAAGAAAGAAGAAGAAGTAAATCCACACCTTTGGATACTTCTAGGTAGCTTATTTCTTTTGATATGGTTTTTCTGTCTGAGAAATCTGTTTGTTTAGGCAAGTCTCTGTGTTCCCATACTAAATCAAACTGTTCCAAATAAAAACCCCAAACACCTTCAGGTGTGGAGTTAATATATACGGGTGTAGTCCCGTGTATTTTACAACGATTCATTAGTGCATCATACTTTCCTTTCTCTATTATTAAACCATCGTAATGCTTTCTCCTGCATTTAAGTTCAATGTCCATTTGATATCGTTCAGAAAAACAATCGTATCTCGATGTTGAATATTCACTTGGGTTCAGGTCGTTTATAAAATTATCTTTTATAAAATCAAATAACTGCTGCTCAGTAGCAAACTGCTTATATTCATATGTCATCCTCTATAGATATAGATATGTCCTTAAGGATGCCTTGAAGTTCTTTTATTTCCTTCTTTAAGATAACAAAGTCTCTGTCAATTAGTGCTTCATAAATCTCGTTGGTAGAGCCGTGTATTGATTCCATCAAATGATTGATGTGAGCAATACGTTCTTTGTCATACGATGACGGCTCTTGTGTCATTCCTATAAAGGTTCTTTAGTTACATTCTTGTCCATTGTTTGTAAAAACAATGTTCCCATATTATGATTTATAGATTTGATTGCAGTATAAATTTTACGAGAAGCTTTTGTTACTTCTTCTCTTTCTTTTTTATTAGAGTCTGTTCCAAGGTGACAATACATAGAGCAGTCCATTCTTAAAAGCTTGTCTTCTTTTCTTTTATTAGACCAACTCTTATAGCCTAGTACTCTGTCTATTTCATTTTGTGTAAACACCATTGAAAAAATGATTTAATTTTTTAAGAACGTGGTCTTCTGTACCGGGTTTAGTTCTCTCTTCAACCAATTTAAATATGGTTTCAAACCTAGCCTTGTGCTTTTCAAGTTCGGTTAGTCTAGATTGGCACGTCTCTAAATCCGAAGATAAATCTTTATTTTTAATTTTCAAAGAAAAAACTTCGTTTTTTAGTTCATTTTCTGACAAATAATAAACAGGGTCATACTCTTTATTAAACTCTGATTTAATTCTTTCATAATTATTACGAAGAACTACATCTGTTTTTATGTAGAAAGGAAATGTTTTAAAGTAATGGAGGATAGTTGCGTGGTTCATTAAGATTGATTTAGAAATAACACTGCACCCATAACCACATTCTCTAAGTACATTAGCATATATCATTTTACAATTGACTGTATGCTGCATTCTATTCCTATCTTTCTTAACGTCTACGTTAAGAATTGTTTTTATTATTTCTTTTAAGTGGCTGAACTGTTCCACCTTTAAGTATAAGGTCTCTAACTCTTGATTCATCTATGTATGATTTGATTGATTTGTTTTCTATTATAAAGTCTAAGTATTCATCTACTTCAATTTCATTTATATCTATTAGTATTGGTCTGTCATCTTCTTGTTTCAAATATTCTATCACAAAAAATATAGGCTCTGTTCCTTTGTCAGTAATAACACCTGCTACTTCTTGACTCCATCCATTTTTTGTAGGGAGTTCTTTTAATACCGCAAGAGTCTGTGCTACTATTAAAGATGCATCAGTTAATGAGTAGTCGCTTAGTTGTTGAAAGAACCAATCGTCAATCTCATATAACAACTCATCCTCTAAAAACTTCAGTTCTAAATCCATATTCATCTAATTCTTTTAGTCTATACTCTTGAAGCTTTGACACTTTACCTGTTGGTGTCTTCACTTCACTAAAGATTACATTTGAATTAGGTGGTATAGCAATTATGTCAGGTATTCCATTCTTGTTTGTCTTTACTAGTTTTATTACATAGTAACCTTCAGCTTCTAACTGCTTAATTCTTTTCGCCTGTATTTGTTGTTCGGTCACTTTTATAATCTAAATAAAATCCCACTGCTACAATCACGTTCATACCCACTGAAGACATAATTTCTGTTAGGTCGTGAAAGCTATGAATCGAAAGGTGAATATGCCCAACCACCCAAAAAGGTATGGCTAAGTTCTGACTAATCCAAATTAGTGTAAACTTTACAAACCTCATATCACAAAGATAGCAAATCCTTTTTAAAATGATTCACAGTATAGTCCTTCTTCTTGGAGACTGCTTTGTAAATATCTTTTTCAATTCCTCCTTTAGAGAAAACCCAATAAACGTCTGACTCTAGTCTATCTTTAGTTGTCATTCTGTCTCTGCTCTGCCAATATGACGTAGCAGAAAAATCTATATTATAATATACAAGAGCATCTGCTTTTCGTAAGGAGATACCCTCACGACCTGATACAATTTGTAAAGCTATAGACTTACTTGTGTCTTCAAAGACACTAAGTTCTGTTGTTAAATTATCTCCAAAGATTTCTTTCAGAGCATTTAATTCTTCTTTGAACTTATAGAAGATTCCAATCTTCTTACCCTTGAATTTTTCTTTAATAAACTTTGCTTTACTATAATCTAATACAGTTGAGTTACCTGATTCAAACTTTATTGTTCCGGAGTATAACTGATGCAGCTTCATCATTAACTTCACCGGTGTATCACCAAGTATGACCTCATCCTTTCCTTCAACCACTAAAGTTTTCTTTAACTGAGCCGTAAGCTTATAGCTTATTGGTTCAAGTTCAACCTCAAGCGTGTGCTCCCTTGTGTCTACTTTAAAACCTGCCTCCTTTTGTGAGTAAGCAATGGTGTGTGGTTTCATTTCATCAAGTATAGATTGTAGTCCATTGTGATAATCATTTATATACAAACCATTTATCTTTCTTTGTTTGACATTTACATATCGCTTTGAGAATTTATAAAAGTTTACATAGTCTTTGAAAGGATTGTTCTTGATGCCATAAACCTGATGAAACATTTGACTGTATGATTCAGGTGTTGGAGTTCCTGATAACAATATAACCTTTGGGTTATGAGCAGTAAGTATTTCTTTTACTTGCTTGGCTCTTTTACTTGGTTTAGGAAACGCACCCATACTGTGTGCTTCATCTAAAATAATTGTATTAAAATCCCTGTCTGTTATTTTATGTAGAGATTCATAATTAATTATTGTTATACTGAAATCTGCATTTAATAAATCATAATCAGATTCTATGCTGCTGATTGCTTTTTTCTTTGTAACGAATAGAACTTTTTTGTCTCTCATCAAACGGCACATACCTAGACTTGTCAATGTCTTGCCTGTTCTAACCTCCATAGCTAAATAAACAAATCCATTTTTAATTAAATGCTCTGCTCCTTGTACAATAATTTTCTTTTGATATTCTCTGAATTTAATTTTACTTGGTGTTGCCATTCTATTTTTATAATATTCAAGACTAATCTTTGCTCTATGTTCTACCACACCATCTATCTCATACATTCTTTTTTCTACCATCACTGCGTTTTTCCCCCTGCCTTGCTTTACAAGTTTGGTTTTAAAAACTATATCGTGTAGAAGTTTGCATTGACGATACATCATTTCGTCTGAGTAACCTGCAACTCTTTCGGTTACACCTTCAGGTCTTCCTTCATATATCTTTGTAACGATGCACATCTTTCGTAGTCTTCTGTTTCAATAAAGTATTTTAATATATTTTCTAACTCTCTTTTACTTGGTATTCTTCTTGCCACATTATGAGCAAAGTAAGGAGTCTTGCCATCAATGATATCCTCCCAATCATAGTCCAATACTATTACATTGAAAGAATTAATCATTGCTATGTCAAGTGTTTCCTCTGTCATATACTAAGACTGCCTTGAGTCGGTTTAGGGTTCTGCATTTCAAACCATCTACCATTCATATCTCTTCCTTCTAATGGTTGTCTGTTAGTTATGTATGAACCATACTGAATTAACCATTTATAAAATCTAGTTCTACTAATAGTCATCTTAGCTTTTGGTCCATAGTCAGGATACTCCCCAATGAAATCAAAATATAAATCTTGCATAGACAGTCTTGTATCTAAAACTAATTTATTATTTTTCTGATGACCTTCAATTAATCCACACCATTCAATAAAATCGTGTGAAGTTGAGGCAGATAGTTGTCTAATCTTTAGATTAACAAACTTACTCTTTACTAATCCTGTTGTTAAATAGTTCTGTAAACACGAAGTCATATAGTTATCAAACAAACACCAATCATCTTCATTCCAATCAGCAAAGAAGTGCTTATCAAATTCATCAAGTGGTGTGAAGTTTTTAGTATAGTGTTGATGAAGTTCTACCTCCCACTTTCTACGTTCAAAAGAATTACCTGAACCTTTGATAGCATAGTTAGTTGTGATAGCTATTTTAGGAGACTTGCTAAATGGTATCTTAATTGCATCCTTGTTCTTCTTCTCTAGTGTTAATCCTTCTGTTACTACACTAAACAATCTTTCAAAATCAAAGTGCTTCTTTACATCATCAAAACAAAGTATCTGTGTATCTGCTGATACTAACTGATATGGAAATGATTTCTCAAAAGCAAAAGCTTTACCATCTATGACTACTAACTTTTTCATTTGACTCAGTGCATTCATAAACAAACCTTTACCTGTTCCACCCTCAGGGTTGTCTGATATAATCTCATCATTCAATATGATTGCAGGACAGTATGATAAATTTTTATACCCGTGCATCATAAAACCTATGGTGCTTTCCATAGTTTTTACCCTGTCTGTATCATTACCACAAATGTTTCCAATGAATATAGAATAGTCACACTTGATACTCATCACATATTTTAAACTTTCTTGATATGATATGGTCTGACCATACATAACCACCTAAATCTAAGTAGTCTATGGGTTCAATTAAATCTTTAGTTATCTTGACTGCACAGTTTTGATAGTATAGTAAGCAGATTCTTTTGTGTCTTCGATAAAATAAATATCAATGGTATTTAGTAGAGTAAGAAACTCTTCCCTAAAAAATCTAACTTGGTCTGCAAAGTAATTGTATACACTTAAGTCATCAATGTCTTGTAGATAATTTAAAACAAAGTCCTTTAATTTCTTTTTCTGATGTGTGGTCTATTAGGTTATTAGTAACCTTAACAAACACATAGTTCTTACCACCTTCAGGGCAATACTTATAGAAACCATTGTCTTCTAAAAACTTTTTAAAAGAGAAGTGTACAATCTTTATGGTTCCCTTTTCATTCTTTTCCCAAAAGGTTTTCTTTGCTTGTTCCTTTTCTATTTTATTTACTACACCATCTATCGCTTCTGAATCCATACCTGCATCACTTAGTTGGCTGCGTATTTCTTTTTTTGATATACCCTTTCTAAACTTATCCTTAATTGATTGAAGTCTTTCTTCATCTTCGTAATACTTAGTACCAAAGTTTTGAGTATTAATATATGCAGAGTCTATTGTTCTGTTGATTTCATTTTGATTAAAATCTTTAGTGACATATCTATTAAGTATATAACCTGCCAACGATTTATTGATTCCATAATCATTGAATGCCATAGCTAATACATAGCAGTTCTGATTACGTTGACCTTCAATCATTGGATATTTTTTCTCCCACCACTTAACAAGTATCTCTACAATTTTATTCTCATCTGAGATTGGTATTGTTGGAGGGTCATTGTATTTATCTACCTCAGTGTATTCAGGTTCAGCTACTGTATCCCACAGTTGTGATACTTTGTTGGTATAAAGTAATGGGTCGTATGATTCATAACAAACTCTTGAAACATTCTTACACATCTTATCAAAGTAAGGTGAGTCATAATATTTTTGGAGTGAATTAAAATAGTTTATATGGTTTTCTGTATTGGCAGGTATCTTTACCAATACCTTAAGTCCATTGCCTGATGGTGAAATGAAAACTGAAAACGTGTATGGGTCTTTAGTTAATCTTTCTTTATGTTCTAAAAGTAATTTCTTTTTTTCGTAGCCATCAAAGTCCAAACAAATAATACCTGAGTGTTCTTGTATAGCATCATCTTTTCTCTTTGTGAATGTTCCACTAAAACAAATCGCAGGTAATCTTTTCTTTAGTTCATTGCGTTCTGATTTATCCTTAGTAAGCCGTATTGATTTAACTAAGTTCTTTGTTGCACCATCCTTGATTCTCTCTAGTACAACACCCACTTCCTTATGAAATGGAGTCTCTGTTTCTTTAATGTTTTTAAATATTGTAACCTTTTCTGTCATCTGTCTGTTGATTTAATGTTGATTTGATTTTTGTAACTCGTTGATTATCAGTACTAAATGTTGATATGTTGTTTTTTTTCTTATAATGTAAAGAAAATAAAAAAATATTATATATAAAAATAAAGTAGATAGAAAGTATAAATGCTTTCATTCTGACATTGTTGGTGTAAAAAAGAGGGGGAACTAAATCCCCCTCCTTACACACACAAACAATCAGTGTCTTTAAAGACACTAGAAAGGTAGGTCTTCCCCACTTGCAGTGTCTGCTGCGACTGCTGCTGCAGGTTCTGCTTTTGGTTTAGCTACCCAAGTATCTAACTCACAATAGTAGTTGCCTCCTTTTGCTTGTTTAATATCTAGGTTTACCCATCCGTTCTTTGCATTCTTTTTTAAGAACGCAATAGCTTCATCCACCTTGATGGACTGCTTCCCTACTACAAATTCGGGAGCATTGTCGTTTCTCTTAAAAGAGAAACCATCTGCAAAAATTTTTTCTTCTGCCATTATTTATTGATTTTAATTTTTTGTTCCAATTGATTTAATAAATCTGAGATAAGGAAATCCTTTTCTCTGCGAGTGTTACAATTCATTGGAACTTGAAACCATAACACTTGCTTTTTACTTACTTTATTAAAGAGTCTCTTCAACATAATATTCATTTATATCATACGTTGGATTCTCTCCAAAAAACTTTCTGTGAACTTCAATAGCTTGTATAACTTTTTGTTCGCCACGTTCTACAAATTCTTGTGATGGTCTAAAGATACCTAATTGTTTAGATGTCTTATCAACCACATAGAATACTAATGGCTTACCAAATAGTTGTTGGTATATATAGCATTGACTATCATAATTATACTTTCGTGCTGACCATTTAAAATCAGAGATTGAACCTGTAGTTTTCAGGTCAATCAGTTTGTCTGTACAAACTATATCTGCTTTACCTTTCCACTTCATTCCCTTTATGTCTGCAATTGCAGGAACTTCATACTCATTACCTGCCTGACGAATGCCTTCAAAGAATGGTAAGTTTTCCATCATTGCTTGAACACAATCACGAATCTCCTGACCTTCCTTGTCCAACATTATAATACCATTGGTCGCTTGTTCTTTGTATGCCTTCGTGTTTCTAGATGACACATCAATAAACTTAGTTTCCTTTGCCTTCTCAGGTTCTAGTATTAGTTGATGAAAGTATCTGCCTTTATGAAAGTTTACGTTATCATCTTGTGGTAATCCAAACTCTCTAGGATTCTTTAGTAGTGTGCCGATGTCTGAATTAGATAAGAACTGCTTACCAAACTCCCCATAGTATTGGGTGTCATCTTTTAGTTTCTCTATTACCTCTTTCATTTGATTAAGTTTTTGATTTCGTTCTTAACCCCTGCACTCAATGTATACTTAGTACCAATCTTATCACATAGCTTTTTGTAACCAAGTGATTTATTAGCTACACAAAAGTTAGCCATTGCCTCCCACTTCTCATCTCCTACTTCAAGTTTTGGTTTGCCACTAGCCGTTGGTGTCTTTGAAGACACAACCTTTTCTTCTTCCATTGGCATATCCTCTCCTGCATATATATAAATACCCAACCCAAACATAGCTAGATTCTTAACTAAACATCTCATCATAGTTTTGTTGATGTCAAATGTAGTTGCTCCTGCTACCTCTTTCTCTCCGTACCTAGTTGTGTAAGAATACTTATGCTTCTTCATTGATTGATTCTTGGTGTCCATTACGGGTAACCACATACCTAAGGTTTCGCCTTCGATTGTTACTTGTGTGTTACACATAAAACCTATCGCATCATCATAAGTTGTTTCAAGGATTTCATACTTAGCATCAGGACAATGCTTCTTAGTTTCTGCCCACGCAAATGCCCAAGACAAATACGTTAGACCATTTTTCTTCTCAACATATTTATTTACGTTGACTGAAGATAGCTTCTCAAATGTTGTTAGCTTCTTCGTTGTTGACTTTGTTGCCATAATTTAATTGATTTAATTGATTTAATTTAAAATTGATTTCACTATACTTAGCCAAGATTCTTTCTCGACTAGCTTTTAATTGTAGTATCTGCTTCTCAGACTTTTTCTCATTGATAAACAATTTAATTCGTTGCTCAATGATGTCAAGCTTTGAACGATAGTTAGACAAAGATAAGACAAAAACTCCATACCTCCAACCTTTTTCTAAAAAATTATTTAGTTGTTCAGTTGTTAGGTGAGAATAATAATCGCCTCCTCTTGCAGTGTTAAGTATCTGAATGCTACCATCTAATTTGTCTTTGATAATTTTTGTACCATAAACCATTCGAGATTCATATCCATCTCCATCTAGTTGTAATGCAAAAGTATCATTAACAGACTGATTATATATGTCATCCAAACTATACTTCATCTACTACTTCACTTACTGCGTTTATATAATCAACATCATCCTTCACTTTCTGCTTTACTTGTGCTATTCCGTGATGAATTGATGAATGATTAATAACGTATCCGTTCTCTGCCATATACTCCTGAATGTATACCAACCTCATTGGTCGTTGATGACAAAGGTAATATAACAAATGCCTTGCATCTACTACATCTCTTCGTTTGGTTTTGGTAAACAAAGTTTCTTTTTCTATTCCAAATAGAAAGCAAACTCTATCCACATATAAATTAAAAATTTTCGTCTTCATTATTTGATTTAGATTTAACATCCTTGACCCCAAAGATTTCTCCCCAAGCTTCAAAGATTTGATTTAACATTTGCCTTTGGCTTTCGTGAACGGTTTTTATTTGTTCCCATTCTGCATCCAAGAGTCCATCTTGGTCTACGTTTGCTTCCCTTTCTTCTTGGAAGACTTGCTTCATTTTTGACATAATTGATTTGATTTTGATTTGTCTGTAAATTTAGTAAACTTTTATTAATTTTCCAAATTTCGTCTAACTTTTTTCTTGTGTCTTTGAAGACACTTCTTCTTTCCTACACTGTACTCTGTACAGAATTAGATAGCCAATCAAGTCAAGCAGGGTGTCTTCTGTTTTGTCATTGATACCCACAGTTTTTATCCTGCTTAACTTGTCATCTATCCTTGCAAGTATTCCTTCCTTCGCTGAAAGTTTACTGAAGATTTTCGGTGGCTTGTTTGCAGTGTCGCCATATGCTTTATTCTTTTCAAGCAATAGCATAACTACCTCTCTGCCTACCTCTTTGATTAACTCTTCTGTCTTAGCCATAAATTAAATTGTATATGTATTTCTCAACATTAGCAAGAACCTTAGACCTCTTGCCTTGACCTATACCTGATGGTCGGTATAAAAAATTACCATCTTTCAGCATCTCAATGTAATGATTGTTGACGTAGATAATAACATCGGTTGTTAACCTATGAAGCTTATCTGCTTCATCTATTCCTTTTACATTTTGAATCTGACCTGACTCCTGAAATGATTTAAAATTGATTGTCATAATATTAATAAGATTTATCAAAGATAACTTCGCACATACCTTTCTCTACGGTGTCTAGTTTCTTTGCAGTTTTAGACTTCTCTTGGTTGTCCCAATAATATTTATATTCTTTCTTTTCTTTATTGGGTTGTAATTTCTGAATAAAGTTTAGTCCTAGATATAAATAAACTTCAACGCAACTATCTTCAATGTTCGGTGGATTACCCCACATATTTAAAAACTCTGTTGGTTTCATTTTCTTTCTAGTTAATCTAAATTCTTTGTGTCCATACGAGCCATTGTCCATAGCTTGTTGTACTTTTTGAATGTCCTCTTTGCTTCCCCCGTCTAGCTTTAGACTGATGAGATGCTCACGTTGTAGGTGAATCATATTTTTCATAAGGTGTTATTTGATTTCAGTAATATCACATACTACCACATCGCCCACGACTCGATGACCATAGATATTACTTGCTTGTTTATTTGGTGGGAAATTCATAAGCAGTCCTTCTTCGTTACAGATTAAGACTCTATTGTCTTTTAGATATATAAACTCTATATACCCCTGCACTAAGTCCTGCATTTTTTTTAGGGAGGAGATGTCTACGTTTGGTAGCACCTCCCCACTTGCTTTAATTAGTCTTGCCATTTGATTTGATTTTTATTTGTACTAAAGTAGTAAAATATTTAGACATTACCTAATTTTATATCTGCTATTTTGACATACCAATACCCACCAATTAACTTCTTGTCTGCCTTGTGGAACCATTTCTCTCTTGGATGGTTTGTCTGTTCAAGATGTCTGATTAACATATCAAGTCCTTCTTTAATTCCTTTATGCTCTGCTGATGTATGGCTATCGTTTACCCATTCATCATCTGACTTTATGTCTTCTGCTATTCTTTTGATTCTGTTTAATTCTATTTTCATTTGATTCTGATTTATAATTAGTCGTTAAATTTTAATACTTCATCTTCCTTGAACCAACCACCACAAGATGAGCAGTAGTAGTTGTGAAATGCATCGTGTTCCAAGTCACTGAAACAATCGACACAAGTTGGAGTGGTTTCAGTTGGAAAGTCTGTGTCAGACCAACCAATATCTATTGCCTCGTGATACTCAGTGGTATCATAAGTTGGCTGAACATCTTCAAAAGTGAAGAGTGGTTCTTGTCTGTAGGTTCTTTCAAAAGATTCGTGATACTCTTTGTTTGTGATGTCTTTTGAATTGAAATACACCCAACAATTTAGAGTACGATTCTTTAGTTTAATTGGTATTTGCTTTCGCTTGTACCAACGTGGATGTCCTTCAAGTTGGTCAATATTCTTTAGTTGCATATCACTAACCTTAAACACATCAACCACCACATTGTGACCCACATCTTTCTTTTCTACCAAGTATGGTAAACCCTCAACCAACAAAGGATATTTGTCTTGAGTCTTACCTCTACCTAAATGCTTTGCATTAGTTAGGTATGAGTAGTAGTTACCAAACCCTTTCTTTAGTGTACCATACACTGCAATAAGATTGTCTTGTAATACATTGGCTTTGGAATACCAAATACCATCTCGATAAGTGTATAGGTTTCTGTTGTAGATTTGAAATGAACGAGTACGAAGATTGATTGAAACAAATCGAGAGTCATACTGCTCTAAATGTTTTTTCCAATGCATACGATTCATTGACCCTAAGTTATTAGCTAGAACTTTACTGTCGCACATCTTAGCATCTCCTAACCCTTTGATTGTACCATTGTGCATAAGCAATTCATCTGTGTTTTTACCACATACAAATGGATGAGTGTTTGCTTTGTTGACTGCACCCTTAGTTGCATATCTAAAGTGAGCAATGAAAGGTCGGTTAGTAATTAACTTGCGATAGTCTTTTGATTTATAATACTCGACTTCAAAAGTATCTAGCCAAATAATTCCTAATCCGTGAGGATTAATTCTTGCAGAGGTCTTGGCTATTTCCTCTGACATCTGATTGTTTTTCTGCTTAATAATAATTACGCACATATTTGATTTGATTTGTGAGGAGTGTCTTTGAAGACACAGACCTCTGATTAATAATTGATTGGACAAATATAAGACTAAATTTAGACATACGCAAGTCTAATCTTATCTTTCTTTTTCATCTGCGTATTCACAAGCATTGTTGTAGCAAGTGTTTCTATGTTCTTGCACATAGTCTGCAAAATTATTCCACCAACTCAACTGCATTGAAAAGCTTCCACTTAATTCCATATTGTCAAAGCAGGTGCTAAACTTTTTTCCCTCATCGTCATACGCAGGTTTGAATTCATTCTTCACACCCTCTATGAGTGTAGCTAGGTATCTTTCTCTGCCTATAGCTTGAGTGTCTCTAGCTATCTGCATTCTTCTTCTTAACTCTTTGATTATTTGTTCTTTGTTTGTCATAACTATTTATTTAAAATTTGATTGATATTATTTATTTGTATTTGAACTCGTTCCCAATACACAAGTGTAGATTTTTTTCTATCACCTCTCCTTCCACCATTCCAACATCTTGCTATGGTTTCATAGTCTGATTCTTTATGGTGATAGTCTCGTATGACATTAAACATCTCGACTGACTTCACTAAACTCCATCTGTCTTTCAATGTATATCTATCTTCCTTGCCCATCTTTTTTAGAACTCTATTAACTTCACGAACCATTATTGGTCTTATCTGTAAAACTCCTACGGCATTTTCATTCTTTGCATATGCCGTTGAGTCTAGTCTAGATTCTACATACATAATTGCAACTAGCAATGTGTCTATCGCCAATGGCTTGGGAGGAACTACTTCCTCCCGTACCACTAGAACAGAGTCTGTCTGTTGACTTACCTCTGTCTGAGCAGTTTGTGTCTTTGAAGACACAGAACTACTCACATATCCAACCACAGATAATGCTGATATAAATATTAATTTTTTCATTGTCTTAGATTTATGATTGTTACATCTTTCATACTATCTCTATAATTCTCTGCATCTTTTTGTGTCACAAAGTAGATGGTATTCTTATCAAACAATTCTTCTGACACATCATCCCACCAAGAACTAATGATTTGATTCTTCTCTAAGGTGAAATATTTGTCACCCTCTTTGAAAGGATAACCGGACTCGTACCATATCTCATCAAGTGAGTATGCTTTTGTTCTGCATATATAGTCTATGAAATTGTTGCAGTGTCTTAGGTCGTTGAACTCTTTAGTTATGACCCACTGCCCTCTGTTCGACCCATAAGTAATCTTATGAGTATTGAATTGTAATGTTACTTTATACATAATTTTAATTTTATTTAGATTTAACTGCTGTAAATTTTTCTCTGACAATCCACTTGTACCTACCAATATTATCATTGTAAATTCTGTCGATTGCTTCCCATTTAGAATGAGCAGATAAGACTTTAATTAGCTTACCTGCATATCTAACTTTGTAGTAGTGTTTTCTTTCTCTATGCATTGTGTCTCTCTTTTATGTCAGCTACTATAAGTGTGAATGTTGCATACATTAAGAATAATAAGAATGCAAATACTACAAGCATTGATACTGCTCCACTGAATGTCTGAATGAGCATTCTAGCATCGTTAAAAATAATGTGGATTAATAGTCTACCTACCATTGAGAAGACTCCTAGTGTTACTGATACATACAGAATTGTTTCTGCATAATTTCTGATTTGATTTTTCATCTTGATTGAATTTAAATTAATGTTTCTGTTTCGTTCTTTTGAACTCATCAGTACCGGCACACACCGATAGACAGAGGATAGTGTCTTTGAAGACACTACCCTTTGATTTTTAATTGTAACCATTTCGATTAAGGTCTCTGTCGTACCATTTACTTGCATCTAGTCTTCGCATTGGGTCAACATAGTTTATCACATCTCGGTTAACTTTATTCTTAAGAATCATTGTTCTAAATGATTTAGCTAAGGTTAACTTCTCATTCACTTTGTCCATATCTCCATTGTACATAGACTTAACGATTGGAGTAATTTTCTTAAGGAATGTATTGTGACTTCCATTAGGATTGTTAATTGAGAAATCAAGTAACTCATAGAACAATTCGTATCTTCTCATCATCTGCTTTACAGATTGGAATCTACTAACTAACCTAAACTCGATAGTGTTACCCTTGTCAAGACACACATCGTATCTTCTTTGGTATCTCATAACCTCATCAGATGCTAAAGTACTCTTATCTAACATTGTCATATTACCATTGCAGTAACCATTGTTCAACCTCTTGTAAAATAGAGAGTAAACAATCCCACAATTTTTTCTGATAGCTTTCATAACTTCAGCACCGGTCATTCCTTGAACTGCTAGTGTAATGTGACCACCACATCTAGTAGAACTAGGAGAGTATTGGTCTTCTATAATTTTCCTAGCTTGGAACATCATATTGAAAACTTTGTTTCTCCATTGTCCACTAGGTAACAAAGGAATGATATTAGTAATGGCTTCATAGCCACAAGAGGAATCTCTCTCGAATCCGGCAAACAAAGGATATTCTTTAACTGCACCTCTAGAGAGTCGTTGCTTTTCTACTTCCATACCGATAGTAAATTTAGACTCGGTATTGCCATCGCCTAACTCGATTAGGTTTCTCTTGGATGCAGACTTCAGATTTTTAATATCGGAAGACTTTGCACCTTTAGAGAGGTCTCTCGGACTAGGACTTCTGTGATAAGACTGAACTCGGTTTCTACCGGCATCATTTGAATTATCGTATTGAATTTCTGTACTCATTTTTTCTGTGGTTTTGTGTGTCTTTGAAGACACTGATTAATTATTGATTGAATTTTGTAAGAATTGAATTGCGTTTGCTATTTCTTCTAAATTGTTTCCAGATACGTTTCCAGCATCATCAACTCTAACAGATAGATTGTTGCCTTGAGGATTTTTGTAGGTCATAACAAATAAATAATTTGTTCTCTCTTGCTCTACTTCAGTAGACTCGATAACCTCTTGCTCTGCTTGAGCAATTTCTTCTTCTGTAGCATCTTCTGAATGCTCTAGAGAATCTAAATCTATTGTTCTAGAGAACTCTAGAAGACCGGCTATACTTCTGTTAGCATCTGTTCCTATCTCATCGCATTTAGTGTTGAATGCTTCAAGTATTCTTGGGTCTAGGTTAGCAGACTTAATTAGTTTGTAAAAGAAAGACTTCTGATAGCCAAATGTCTTTTTTCCAAATTCCTCTTTTGACCATTCGATACCTTCCTCTCTTAATTTCTCTTTGCCTTCTTCACTATCGAACCATTTAACTGCATCGTTGATGAGGTTTGCCAACTTCATCGTATGGTTAAATTTTGTCTTGTGGGCATTGTTAATACTTCGCTGAACTCGTTTCACTTCGTTTAGCTTTAATGCATCTTTTACCTCTGATGAACTAAGGAATGCACTTTCGATTTCTAATAATTGACTCATAATTTTGTCTGTTTAGTTATTTAATTTAAGTTAAAATGCTGACTTTCAGCACATTAGGGTCGTTTTCTCTTGTTTTTAACTTCCCTTATCGATTGCAATATACAATATTCTTTCTAATTCTCGACTATATTTTGTCTAAATGTTTAATCTTTCTTTCACTACCTCAAGCAATTTTCTTTTTCTCGTTTAATTACTGACTATTGTTTATGGTCCTAAACTTTCGCACAGAGGTTGAGCAAAGTCTCTTTGTGTCTTCAAAGACACTCTTTGCTTGTATAAGAGAGTAACAGAGAGGTAATGCTCTTTATATCGTAGACTTTACTAGGATAATCGTAGAGTCTACAGAGGATGCAGTGACTACCTGTTGCAGTGTCAACAGGTAGACAACAAGTACTGCTAGAAAAAGCTAAAAAAGTCTGATTGCAGATTTGGAACTTGCACCCCACCCCTCGAAAAAAAATCGGTTTCGGTGGAGGCTCCGTCAGCGTGGACCGGGGGGGAACCTAAAGACTATATACATCTAAAATATTTTTGTATCTTTGTACAAAACAGATTAGATATGAAAATGAAATATCAAAGTATGGGAGGTCTTAGAGTTGAGAAGGGAAGACTTATCAATGACAGACCAAACGGAGTATCCGGAATAGAACAAGCAGCTATGCTACGCAAAGCTATGAGAAGAGCAAAGAAAGTAGATATGTATGCTGATGGCATTGACCTTGCAGAAGGTCGAAAGAACTTCTACAGAATGTAGTTGATTTTGATTTGATTGATTGGAGGAAGGGGAACTATATGTTCCTCTTTTTTTTTGTACACCTACTAGGACTCGAACCTAGACTCTACTGCTTAGAAGGCAGTTGCTTTATCCAATTAAGCTATAGGTGCATATTCAACATAGCTATGTTATTTTATATGTTACTTTATTTTTTCTAACTTATTGATTATTAATACTTTATATTTTTTTATGTTGAAATGTTAAAAAATAGTCTATCATAGATAGAGTATATTAAAGTCTCAATACTACTACTACTACTATATAGAGAGAGAATTATTGCAATATTATAATTTAGACGAAAGTTAAACAAGTTCAATTACCGGTAATAATATTCCTTTAGATGTATTGTTGTCTCCACCAAGGACATCTCTTTTAGTTCCTAAATACTTCCTGCATTTTTTCTTTAACAGTTCAGGCTTCATTATATGAAATGATTCTCCAATAGCAATACAATAATAATCTGCTAGGCTTGTAGCTATACCACTTTTTTTTCCTCGGCTTTCATATTCAATAAATACATTACCTGTTTCATTTGCTTTGAAGTCAGTTTTTACTTCAATCTTTTTATATGAGAAAATATCATATAGTTCTTTTTCTTTTACTTTACCAAGTTCAAGGTCGTATTCAAAATTAGAGTTATAGTCCATAAAGCTAAGATAAAATAAATTTGTATCTTTGACTAAATTAAATTAAATACATTATGTCAGAATTAGGATACAGTCCGAAGAATCTTTTATTTGAAGAAGAAGGTAGAGACAAACTTTACAAAGGGATTGAAAAAATATCTAAAGCAGTTAAGTCTACACTAGGACCATCCGGTCAAACTGTTCTAATAGAATCACCACAACACACTAACGGAATCACTGTAACTAAAGACGGAGTTACTGTAGCTAAGTCAGTAGCATTACTTGACCCTACAGAAAATCTTGCAGTAAAGATTATGAAGGAAGCATCCGATAGAACTGCTACTCAAGCAGGAGACGGAACTACAACTGCAATTGTAATCACAGAAGCGTTAGTCAACGCAGGTAAAGATTTAGACAAGAATAAGACACAAGTATTAAGGGACCTAGTTAATGAAACTAATAAGGTTGTAAAGAACCTAAGAGCCAAGTCAAAGAAAGTTAATAATAAAACTTTAAAAGATGTAGCAACTATTTCTGCTAACAATGATTCTTACCTAGGCGATATAATCGCAAAGGTATATAGGAATGTGGGAAAGGATGGAATCGTTGCAGTAGATAAATCTCAAACATCTGAGACGTATTATGAAACCACTAATGGTCTTAAGATTGATAGAGGTTATGAATCACCACTATTTGTAAACAACCAAAAGAAAGATGAATGTATTCTTGAAGATTGTTTTGTATTAGTTAGTGATGCACCTATTGAAAACATTTTAAGTATTGAAAATATATTGAAGCCTGTGATATCAGAAAGTAAAAGACTTTTAATTATTGCACCTACTTCATCTAATGTTGTAAATACTTTAGCAGCCAATGTAATGAAAAGCAACTTGAAGCTTTGTACAATTGGTCCTCCATCCTTTGGATATAAACAACACGAACTAATGCAAGACATTGCAGCAAGTGTTGGTGCTACATACTTTAGCGAAAAAACCGGTGACGATTTATCATTGATGACAGTAAATGATTTGGGTCACTGTGCCAAGGTGATAGTTGGTCGTGACTCAACTGTCGTCATCAAAGACGATGTAGATAATGAAAGTCTTATTAAAACAAGAGTGTCTGAACTTAAAGAAGCTTTGAAAGCTACTAAAAGAAAAGACGATAAAGAATTTATACTAAGTAGGATTGCTACATTAACAGGTGGTGTAGGTGTTATATATGTTGGAGGTAATACTGACTTAGAACAAAAAGAACTATATGATAGAGTGGATGATGCAGTATGTGCAGTCAGGTCTGCTTTAGAAGAAGGTATACTTCCGGGTGGAGGTATTGCTTTATTTAGACAATCATTTAAATATGAAGACTCTGATAATAAAGCACAACAAATGTTATACGATGCACTTCGTGCACCCCTATTACAAATATGGGAAAACGCAGGTGAGCAGTATGATAATGGTATGTTTAGAGAGAGTGATATCTTCTCAGGTGGATATGATGTTAAGAACGATGAGTATGGAGATATGTATGAGATGGGTATTATTGACCCATTGAAAGTAACTAAGACTGCTTTACAGAATGCAGTTTCAGTTGCAGTTACTCTTCTATCTACCAATGCCATTATAACAATGGCAAGAACCTATCAAGATAATAATAATTAAATACTAATACAATGCCAATTTATAATCAAATATTTGAACACTATCGAAATGAACAAGCTAGGATTGATAAAGCAATTAAATTGCTAAAGGATAAAGGATTCTACATTAAAGATTTAAAAGAAGACAAATACCATATTACAAAAAATGAAACCAATAGGAAAGTATATTCTGATTCGTCAGATAAAGGAAGAAGTTAAAACCGAATCAGGATTACTACTATCTGCAGATGACGTATCACAAATTAGGTATAAGAAAGCAGATGTAGTAAAACCCGGCACAGATGTATCTAATATAAAATCAAATGATGTTATATATTATGATTCACGAGCAGGTCATACTATGGTAATCAAAGGTGAGCAATATACTATTATCACAGAACGAGATGTAGTTATTGTCGAATAGACTTGTTTAGTTTTTTAATATAGTTCCTATATACTTTATCGTTATAGGATACATCAGCTAAGAATAGAGGGTTAGAAGATTTACTTTCAGGTATTTCCTCTCCCTCTAATTTTTTATATACAGATGTAAGAACTCGTTGTGATTTATATGTTAAAGCATACACAACTCTACGATGACCTTTCTTTTTTCTAAAGACTTCAATCCAACCTTCCTGTCTTAGTTTTTCAAATCTATTCTTATCCCAACTAAGCAGTTCATCAAACTCATCAAAGTCATCTTTTGAAAAATATTTTTCGCTTCTGAGAAACAGAAGCATCTCTAGTTCGGCTTGGGATAGACCATACTTTCTTTTGACAAAGTATCTGACTACTCGCCAATATTTCAAGTAATCAAGCATTGAATTAAATTTAATATCTTTGTAGCAAAGATACTATAATTATGTCTGACACAAAAGAAAAGAAGACCACTAAGAAAAAGACTACAACCAAAGCTGCCAAGCAAGAGGATAAAAATAAGTATGTCAAAGGCAAAGCTAAAGAGAATACTAACGTAGACCTCAACGCAGTAAATTTCAAAACAAAAGATGTTATGAAATGGGATAAGTCTAAGAAGGGTGGAAAAAGAAGAACCTCTAGTGGTGGTGACATTTCTTTTGGTGGTAGGAAACTTCAAGGAAGAGGTGGAACTAAAATGAGGTTACACAGAAAAAAAGGAAATAGAAGCAATGCCTAAGATTACTCTGTCATCTTATAGTAAAACAAAGAACACTAAAAGACCCGGTGTTCATTCAAAGAACGCAAGTAAGAATCAAAAGGGTTGGAAGAAAAAATATAAAGGACAAGGAAGATAATGCCAAAAGATGCGTGTTATAGAAAAGTAATGAGAAGCTACGGCAAGTGGTCGGCTAGAGCAGCACAGGCTACTGCAAAGTGTAGAAAGAAAAAAGGTAAGGTTAAAAAATCCAAAGCAGGTTCTAACCTTAAAAGATGGGGTAAGGAAAAATGGGTAGATACTAGAACCAACAAACCTTGTGGTACAGGTGGCAGAAGTGAATACTGTAGACCATCTAAAAGAGTGTCTTCAAAGACACCGGTTACTAAGTCCGAAATGTCTAAAAGCAAATTAGCTTCTAAGCAAAGAGAAAAAGCTAGAGTTGGTAAGCAAGGTGCAGGTGGTAGAAAGGTAAGTGCAGTTCGTAAAAGAACTAGACGAGCATAGTGGAAGACGGATTACTCATAGCATTGTTGTCTGCTTTTGGTGTAAAAGAGATTTGGTCTATAATTAAAAAGAAGATGGACCAAAATGAAAGAGAGGGAGATAAGCTTGACAAATTATCTTTAAAGATAATTGAAGAGTTAAAAGATAAAATTGATTCTTTAGAATTAAAGATTGAAGAATTAATTATAGAAAATACCAATCTTAAAATTAAGGTTGCTAAAATGGAAGAAAGGTTAATTAAAAGTGCAGCACACAGTAAAAAAAGAAAATAGAAGTGATAAGTGGTTGATTGACCAATACAATAGGAATAGATTACCTAAACATTGGGTAGCTAAAGTTAAAGATATTAATACTAATAATAAAGATTATGCCAACAGAAAAGTCAGCAAAACAACAAAAGCTTGAAACTAGACAAGGAGCAATAGGTAGAAGACAATCTATTAGAGCAAAACGAAAAGCAAATCGTTTAAAGAAAAGAACTAAAAGAGGAGTAGCTAAAGAAGAAGCAGGAAGAGTTCTTGGTAAAGCAGGTAAAGAAGCTAGAGGAAAAAGAATGCAAACTAATTCTGCAACTAAAAAGAAAGCAGCACCTAAAAGAACTAGAACATTTACAAGTGATGGTAATAAGAATACCTTAACTAAAACCAAAACTAGAAAAGGTGTTACAACTACCAAAACTAAAAGCTACACAGACGGTAAGCTTAAAAAGGTAGATAATAAAAAAACAGGAACTAAAACAAAACCTGTTAGAAACAAAACTCCAAAAGTTGAAAGAACTAGAACTGTCAATGGTAAAGAAGTTGTAAAAGGTGCTAAACTAAAAGCTGCAGGACAAAAAATCAGAAACGCATTTAAAAAGAAAAAGTAAATGGCAGTGTCTAAAAAAAATATGAAATGCAATGTCACTAGACCAAGTACAAGACCGGGAAAAAAAAGAATGGTTAAGGCTTGTGAAGGTGGAAAAGAAAAGCTAATTCACTTTGGAGCAAAAGGATATGGGCACAATTATTCTTCTAAAGCTAGAAAATCTTTTAAGGCACGACATAAATGTGGTACTGCTAAATCAAAACTAACTGCTAGGTATTGGAGTTGTAAAAAACTATGGGCAGGTAAGGGTGGAAGCACAAAGTCTTCACCAAAAAATAGACAAGGAAAATATTAGTATATTTGTAAAATAAAATAAAAGTTATGCCACCAAGAGGAAGAAAAGTACATACTAGAAAAAGAACATCAGGAATCGGAGCCAAAAGAAAAATGGCAAAAGGAGGATTGATAAGAGCAGGTTCAGGTAAGAAACCTGTTGTAACTGCATTAAAAAAAGCAGGAGGCAAAATAAAAAAAACAGTTACTAAAGCAGTAACCAAAATTAAAAAGAAAAAGAAGCCTGTTGTAAAAGGCTCAGGAGGAAACCCAAGATTTATGGGAAGTTCTACTCAAAAAAGAGATTATAATAATAGTTTAAAAAAGAAATCGTAATGAAAAAACAAGGATACAATTCAAGACTCGATGAGTCAATGGGAATGAGAAATGGAAAAAAATCTCAATCTATGAAATCAAGAAGAAATGAATCTAAAGGTATGGAAAAAGCTATGGGCAAGAAAGCATACTCAGGAAACAAAGGTTCTGCTCAAGGATGTTACCATTCTAACAATCTAAAAGTAACAAAGCACAACTTCTAAGATGGGTAAGTTATTTGTAAGGTTAGGGATGTGGATGCAAAAGGTTTGGTGTAAACTATGTTGCAAATGGAATTGGCTAATTTCAAAACTAATCATTGATGTAAACGAATGTCCTGTTGCACAATGTATGTGTAAAAAAGAATCAAAATGAAATCAAAAGGTTTAGGAGATACAATAGAAAAAATAACAACTGCAACCGGAATCAAAAAAATTGTTGATGCAGGAGCAAAAGCATTAAATAAAGACTGTGGGTGTGGAAAAAGGAAAAGAGTTTTAAACGAGAAGTTTCCTTATAAAAAATAATAATTATGGCACAAGATATTTTACAAGGTTATTTAGCACAGGAAGTTTATCCTTCTGAATACGCTGATATTCCTTATCCGGTTAAGGTTGTGAGAGGTCAAAACACTGCACAATCAAATGACCAACTAATTGACACTAATGTTGACTTTATTGCACTTGGTGTAAAAGCAGGGGATATCGTTTATAACGATACAACTATAGAATCAGTAACTGTTACTATTGTAATAGATGCAAACACTCTTGGACTAAACAAGAATGTTATCTCCGGTGCGAATCAAAACTATCACATTTACAAGGGTAATGCCGTAGATGGTGGATATTCTAAAGCTGCTAATGGTTGTGTATTATATATTGGAACTGCAGGAGACTTAAAAGTAACAACCCTTTCAGGTACAGGTGTTACATTTAAAAATGTTCCTGTTGGATTTTTCCCTGTTCAAGTTTATAAAGTTTGGCAATTAGGTGCGAAAGGTGCAGGAGATATTATAGCACTTTGGGGATAATGAAAAAATTAGTAATCGGCATATCAATAAGAATATGAATAAGTATTTTGTTCAGTCATCAACTTTAGGTGATGGAAGTAACGATAGTGTATAACTACATTAGTAATGATAAATAATTGGATGGGTGACATAAAAATGTATCTATTGAATATAGGTACTCTTGCGATTTCAATGTCGCATATAGATATGATATTAAAGATTACCTTGTTAATCTTGTCGGTAGGTTACACGGCACAAAGATGGTACTTGCTAAACAAGGAGTCTAAAAAGAAGAATGAAGATTGATAAACTCATAGTACACTGCTCTGCAACTCGTGAAGGTCAACACATCACAATAGATACAATAAAAGATTGGCACGTTAATGGAAGAGGATGGAGAGATGTGGGATACCATTACGTCATTTATTTAGACGGTACAATCAAAAAAGGAAGAGAAGATAATGTTCCCGGTGCTCATTGTAAACAGTACAATAAAAGCAGTTTGGGAATTTGTTATATCGGAGGTGTTGAGTCTGATGGAAAAACACCAAAAGATACAAGAACTTGTGAGCAAGAAGAAAGTTTAGAAAGTTTACTTATGACTTTAAAAGCAATTCACACTGATAGTGTTGTTCACGGTCATAGAGATTTCGCAAATAAAGCTTGTCCAAGTTTCGATGCAACGGAAGAGTATAAATATATAAGCGAAATACAATATGAAAAAAATAGTAGAGTGGTTCGGGGGGAGTGTAGTTAAAGACCTTCTTGGTGGACTTGACAATCTCTTTACTTCTAAAGAGGAAAAAATCAAAGCACAAAATGTTATTAAGCAGATTTTAATTCAAAAAGAATTAGAGTTGCAAAAAATGCAAACTGAAATCATAGTTACAGAGGCAAAAGGTAATTGGCTTCAAAGAAGTTGGAGACCAATACTAATGTTAGCTTTTGGTTTTATAGTTATTTATGTAAAGTTTGTAGCACCATTATTTGATTTAAGAATACCTGAATTAGAAAATGAATTTTGGAATTTATTACAGATAGGTATAGGTGGTTATGTAATCGGGAGGACAGGAGAAAAGATGATGAACTCTTACGCTGACTCAAAAAAATAAACCATCAAATAATTTCAGTACCTTTGTATCATTAAGAAATCTGTGTAAATGTCAAAAATAAAGTTATATCCAATAGACCAAAATGTCCGTGGGGGAGATAAGTGGATTGGTACTGATTCCGGTAATGGGCAGACCAAAAACTTTAGTGTTAATGAAGTCGTTAAATATATTAATGATTCATCAGCAATTGACTTGCAAACTTTAAGATATAAGTTTCAAGTTCTTGAGCAGGGTGATACATTAGAGTTAGGCTCTTTATCTTTTGACCCACCACAAGGTAATGACGTTTTGTTTACGGATGTAACAGAATTTGTATTAAGCAATAAAAGTTTAAAATATGTAAGTCAAGGAACACCTGTAGATATTTCAAGTTTTTACAGTGCTTTAATTGGTTCACAAGTATTCATTTCTGATTGTGTTGACATATCTCAATTTGGAGTTTATGATTGGGATAGTGCATTAGTAAGTAGCAATCCTGAGTTTTGGGATATAGGATTAACCTTAGTAGCAGGGCAAGGAACATTAAAAAAGAATCAAGAATATTTTATATCTTTGTTGCAGTGGAATCCTTCTGCTAATGATGGTGATAAAACCTTTGTGTTTTCACAGGGAACTCCAATTTATCAGTGGGACATTACACACAATTTAAACAAGTTCCCTTCGGTAACTGCAGTAAACTCATTTAACGAAGAAGTATTTGGTAAAGTAGATTATATAAATAAAAACAGAGTAACTATTACATTTGCAGCACCATTTTCAGGTGAAGCTTATTGTAATTAAAAATTAAAAAAAAAGAAATTATGGCAATAAAATTTTTAGATGCGATAGACTTAACGGGACTAGAAATCCAAAATGTTTTATTGCAAAGTTCAGCAGGTACCCCAAGTCAAGCAGCTACCTTAGGTGGTGGTCAAATTGTTTATGACTCACAAGCAGGTACATTAAAGTATTATGACGATGTAAATACCCAATGGGTAGAGTTAGATGGTCAAGGTGGTGTTACAGGAATCACTGCAGGGTCAGGTCTTACTGCATCCTCTTCAACAGGTTCTGTTACAATTAGTCCTGATTATGCAACTGCAAAAAACATTATTCTTTCTGCAACAAACTTGTCAGGTACACCTGTGCCTCCCGAAGCACACATTATTTATTCGGATTCAAAGTCAGTTGTTAATTATGCAACAGTACAAGACTTACCTTTTACTGCTAACACAGGTACAGTAACAGGAGTATCAGGAACTGCTCCAATAGTTTCAAGTGGAGGTACTTCACCGGCTATTAGTATTAATGACTTTACAGGTGCAAACGGTTCGGCTGCAGGTAAAAGTGGTGCAGTCCCTCAACCGGCAGCAGCAGACAATGTTAAATATTTAAAGGGTGATGGAACTTGGGCAACTATTCCTTCAGGATTCGCAGGATTTGATATTAGCGATGGTACAAACTCATTTGCAGTAGCTTCAGGTAATGGTGTAACATTTGCCTCGGCTGCAGGAACTATTATATTCGATGCTGCTACTGCATTAACAGTAGATGCAGATTTAGAAGAAGTTTCTAAAGCAATTGCAGGTGCCTATACTTCAGCAAACATTACAATTGATAAGTATGGTAGAGTAACTGCAGCATCTACAGGTGGAGCAGGAACAATGTCTTCATTCAAGGCTGCAGGTGATACAGGTGCTGCACAATCAATTGGAGATGGTGATACATTAACTATTGCAGGAAGTACAGGTATTGATACAGTAGCAAGTAATACAGGAAACGTAACTGTAAATCTAGACCTATGTGAACTACCTGCACCAAAAGGAGATATAGACCCTGCAGTAGATACTCTTGTAGGATGTATAGGTAGTACAAATACTCAAGTTGCTATTGGCGACCTTAAGCTAGATAACTTTGCTAAACCAAGTGGAAGCTTGGATATGAATGGTCAGAAGATTGTTGATATGGCTGACCCAACGTCAGCACAAGATGCATCTACAAAAAATTATGTAGACACTACATTTGCAGGTTCAGGTTCATTAATCTATCAAGGTGGATATGATGCATCAACTGCAGCACCAACAGGAGCTTCAATTAAGAAAGGATTTACTTATGCAGTAACAAAAGGTGGTACAGGAAATCCTGCAAACTTTTGGAATCCTGCTTTAGAGATTGGTGATTTAATTATTGCTAATCAAGATAATCCTACAAGTGCAGCAGATTGGACTGAGATTAACAAGAACATTGATGTTGCAACTGCAACAGTTCAAGGTATTGCTAACTTCCCAACTGCAGGTGGATTAAGTGTTACTGCAGGAGCAGTAAGCATACCAAATTCAGGAGTAAAAGCAGCGACATACGGAGCAGCAGGTACAGTATCACAAATAACTGTAGACGATAAAGGTCTTGTCACAGGAGCATCAGATGTTGCTATTGCAATCGATGCATCACAAGTAAACAATTTCTGTACTGAAGTTGTTTCTTGTCAAACTGCAAGAGAAAAAACAGGTACAATCGGCAACGCTACAACTTGGCAAATTACTCACAACTTCAATACAAGAAATGTTATGGTACAAGTTTACAGTAACACATCTCCATTTGATAATGTGGAAGTAAAAATTGCTAGAAGCACTGTAAACATTGTAGATATTTCAGTAGCTAAGAATCCGGGAGCATCAGCATTAAATTATATGATTCAAAAAATAGGCTAATAAATGGCATCATACATCGAGTTTAAGGAACCAATCTCAGTTTCTACCGACATACAAGTTGATGGGGTGAGTTTGGATACCGGTGCTTTTATCCCAAAACAATCATTAACAGTTAACGGACAAACACTTAGTATTAGTGATGGTAACTCAGTTACTATGCCAACTAATACCGGACCTCAGGGTCCCAAAGGTGATACCGGAGCCACCGGTCCAATAGGACCAACAGGCTTAACAGGTGCTACCGGACCACAAGGTCCTCAAGGTAAAACCGGTGATAAGGGTGATAAGGGTGACACCGGTCCCGAAGGTCCCGAAGGTCCACAAGGACCAATAGGTTTGACCGGTCCCGAAGGTCCCGAAGGTCCACAAGGACCTCAGGGAGGTAAGGGTGATAAGGGAGATACCGGTTCTACAGGACCAACAGGTCCTGAAGGACCACAAGGAAAACAAGGTGACCAAGGAGTAAAAGGAGATACCGGTGCACAAGGTCCTATTGGATTAACAGGTCCTCAAGGACCTCAAGGTCCAAAGGGAGACCAAGGTGATGAAGGTCCTCAAGGAAAAACAGGAAATACAGGTGCTACAGGACCAACGG